TCTTTTTTTGCCTTAATCTCTGACTTTTGTTTTTCTGTAGCCTTATATCTGTCAGCACAAATCCCAAATGTGCTATTCATCATATTTTGCTTAACATGTGCAAGCAAATTAACCTTAACACTATCCCTGTCTGCAGAAAGGTATGTCACTGTTCCGTCCAACAGTTTGACAGGATATACGACTCTTACTGCTTTACTTGATAATCCCTTTTCTACCCATTCAGGCTCTGTAATCGACAACCCTTTATGCTTTGGTGGAATATATTCATCGCCCTCTTTGATTACCCAGTACGGGTAGACCTGTTCAACGTCTTTTCCATAGTTGGCAAGTAAGGAGTCGTAACCACTACCCTCGATTCCCATCTCAACCTGTTTCTGCCATATATCCTTGCCTGTCTGTGGATCGGTTCCTACCTTTACATTTCGTAGCTGGAAGTAACACTCCCTTGGATATGCGCTTGCATTTAATTTGAGACTTGCACATCGCTTCACAATTCCTCTCAAATTGCTTGTATCAAGGTTGCCCATGTTAATCTTAGGGTCGTTCTTGACAAGGTTGAATATGCTTGTCATGGCTTCCATGGCGCACTCTTTGGCATAATCGTCCATATCCATGCCAACAGTTTTGTAATCATCAATAATAAGCCCTGTTATTGCATTGCTCCATTCACTTAATGAAGTAGTAAATGCTTTTTTTTCTGCAATTCTCGTACTATCTTCCATTTATTTATCCTCCTCATGTAGTACTTCTTTTAAAATTTCTGCAATAATTTTTTTCTTGACTTCCCTGGCTTCTGCCTCAATCTCATCATCAGTCTTTTTTGAGTTTTCAATAGCCTCTTCAAGCTCATCCTCACTTATATATTTACGTAAACATTTAAGTAATACTACTGTCTCAGCTATAACTTCACTCCTAGAACCATCGATTTCAACAAATCCTTTGACACACTTAATCATATTTATTTCTCCTTATTTTATTTGATTTACTTAATAATTGTTCTACATATACATCCATTGAATGACACAATTTTACGCAATTGCCATGCAACATGTGATTTTTCAAAGCACCATATTTTTCATAAAACTTTTTCTCTGTCATCTTGCCATCATTAACAAGTTTCGTCCAAATTTTTAGCTTTTTATAAATCTTTCGCTTACTTTTACCATTCAATTTCCGTATATACTTTCCATCTTTCGTTACATAGTGATGGAAACCTGTAAATAAAATTCCGTTTTTAAACGGAACTATCTGTGTCTTACCATTAAGTGATAATCCTAGGCTCGCTACAAATTGATTTATGCAATCCAGACAATGTTTCAAGTATTCTTTGCTTGGTGCAATCAGATAAAAATCATCCATGTATCTACCATACAATTCAATTCCTAGCTCACCGGTTATAAAATGGTCTAACCCATTTAGCATAAGCAACGCATATACTTGCGCTACTTGATTGCCAAGTGGCAGTCCTAAACCAGCAGTGCTGTCAATGTATAGATGATTCAACCATTTCGTGTATTCGTCATCAAAATAGTAATCAACTATATCTTTCAACACTTCATGATCTATCTGATAGAAAAATTTTTTAATATCACATTTCAAAATCCAACCGTCAAGACCGTGCTGATTATAAAATTCAAGCATGTGTTCTTTCAAACAATCCATGCCAAAGTGGGTTCCTTTGCCGAGTTGCCCTGCGGAGTTTGTTTTTATAAATTCATACTTCAACCTTGGGAGCAAAATATTGTCACATAAGCAATGCTGAACTACCTTATCTTTGAACGAACACGACTTAATCACTCTTTCTTTAGGTTCATAGACCTTAAACTCGTTATACGGATTCACCCGATATGTCTGATTTTCAAGTTGTTCTTTCAACATATGAAGTCCTTCAAGACTCATTGCTTCAAATTTTGCAGTGCTTGAATTATGCTTTTTACCACTTTTAGCTTTTTTGTATGCTTTATACAGGTTTCCATAATCACATATAACATCTTTATCCATAGTAAAAATTCCTTTGTATTTATCCTTTTGGGAAAGGTCACACACTTTTTTGTATCTTTATCTGATTTCGGCTTAATGCCTACTCTTACTGTCTGTGTGATACAGAATGGGCGAACACCGTTGTTGTTGTTACAGTTGTTGTTGTTGATATTGCCAGCGGACGAAACAACGGTTTATACAGTGTGTAACCTATATTTTTATTTACTGTCATTACTTGCCAATCTTTTCTTGTCGCCTGTTCTCCAAGCAATTGCCATATGCTTAACATCGGCTACCATTTTCGACCAGTATTCCATGCTTTTCACATTGATAATGTTTAATTTCATTGATAATTCAATGTAAAATAAAAGTTCGTCGCAATGCGTTATAGCTTTTGTTTGCAGTTCCGATCTCTCTTCAAGGCAGGTTTCCCAATTCGTCCTATTTGCTTCATACAAATATTCATATATTTCCAATGCCTTATTCTGCATTTTGTCAACAAGCGAAAATCTGTATTTCTTTGGGTATCTATTACAATTTGAAGTTATGCGGAATGTGTGTTCAGCCAAATTCTTTGCCTGTGAAATCACTCCAAACTCTTTTTCTGCCATATCACTTAATCTCCTGATTCAAAGATTGAAGATGAGAAGATACAAACTGGGCGAACACCGAAGTTGTTGTCACAGAAGTAGTTGCCGATACAGCCAGCGCACGAAACAACGGCTACGGTTCTTTTGTAATCGTTGCATGGTGTACTCCAAGGGCTGATAAGCCACCACCAATAATCTTTGGTATTTGGTATAAGACTCCTATACTTTCTGTATTCGTCAACAGTAAGAAGAGAAAACTTGTCCTCGCACTTGCCGTATTCTGTCTGTCCGTCAAGAGATAAAAGATCTCTCTCAAATGGAACTATATTTTCCAATCCTATTTCTGCGGCAATCTTCTCAAGAAACTCCTCATTAAGATAGTCACGAAGATTGCTGTTTTTCCAATTGTTAGAATCTGAGTCAAACTGTCTCTCTTCAATGCTGTCAGCCAGACAAATATATCCAGCACTTGTGATATCAAGAATCTTCCACGTTGTATCTACAAGTTTAAATGTATCTCCAATACCGAGCCCTTCCAGAAGATTGATTGACTTTGAGGTTGCCTTTAACACTGCAATCTCATTTCTGAGATCATTAATCTGTTCCTGTAATACTCTCATTGATAATGTTGGCATGCTTATTCCCCTTTCTTTGATACAAAGATATTAGATTTTAAGATACAAACTGGGCGAACACCGAGGTAGCTGTTACAGTAGTCGTTGCGGACATAGCCAGCGGACGAAACAACGGCCATGCTGTACTTCCATTCCCTTTCGGCAGTGCTCCAAGGAGTACATGTCCACCACCAATCGCCTAGCTCTTTGTTAGGGAGTAAGTTGTTGTACTTCCTAGCCTCATCAAAAGTAATAGGTCTTACCTTACATTTACAATCATCAAATTCATGCTGCATATCAACTGATGTTAACTCAACAGTATGCTCAACAAGATTGTTTTCTCCAACCTCCGACTCAATTATCGGCTGAATCTTATCCTCAATTATTTCCTTGAGATTAGATTTGTTGTAATCTCTTGAATCCTCATCATAAACTATGTCTTCGGCCATAAAGTTCTTAGAAATAATTTTGGTCTCAGCCCCTATCTGTTCAAGCACAATAAAGTCATTCTTTCCAATCTCAAACACATCTCCAGATGCTAAGGTTGATAATTCTACCTTGTTCTTTCTTTCTGCTTTTTCAAGCTGCCTTACAAGTTCTCTTGCTACTTCTAATGCCTTACTCATCACATTACCTCCAATTCCTCGTTATCGTTTACGGCAAGCATTATTATCTGACCATCTACCATATCTACAGCATTCTGCTGATTTGCAGAATCAAGACTCTCCGCATCATCAAGCCATATAGGGCAAGCAACATTACTAATCTGTTGAATACTGTTGCAAATATCGATTCTGCCAAGAATCCTATTCCCCTTGTTACTCATCGTGGTAAGAATACTCTTGCCATCTATAGTAGGAATACATGTTGACTTATATCCGCCGTTCTTGGCAAACTCAAACAACTGCCACTTGACCAAGCCAAAATGTTTGTTTATTTCATTTGTGAGAACTTCATTTTTAGCCTTATCAAGACTATCCAGCATATCAAGTATCTTCTGCGCATCCGTTTGAGCCTGCCCAAGATTACGCTTATTAGCCAGCAACTCTTCAAGCCTTGTTTCATCAGCTTCTGTATCAGACTTAGCAATCTTGGCTTCGCACTCAGCTAACTCCTGCCTGAGTGCGGTCTCTTCGGACTTTAGCCTTGTCCTTGTTGCTGTTGTCTCCATACCAGCCATATTGATTTCAAGTGCTTCTATCTGCGCCATCACACCGATATATTCATCATCACCTGATATGTCAATGCATAATGGAAGTGCGTTATATTCTTCTTCAAGCTTGGTAAGCTTTGTTCCTATATCAGCAACAGTCTTTCGATTGAATTCATTGCATTTTTTAAGTTTTTCTATACGCTCCTCAATCTCCTTGATCTTCTGAGTAATAGCATTACCATCAGCCTCAACTGCTGCCAGTCGCTCGGCTTGATTCTGTGCAAAATCACTCTTAAGTCTTTCAATATCTTCTGCCGGAAATTCTCTATGGCAAGTCGGACATATGGTAGTAAGTTCGTTAAATTTCTCGGCATTAACGGATTTCCATTCAGCAACAAGTTTTTCCTTCTTTGACCTTAAAATACCCAAAGTTCTTGTTGACTGGTCAATATCCCAGTCGTTATCAGAAATTCCCTGAATTACATTCATCTGAGTAGTCTTGCAATCATCAATAGCACTTCGAAGCGTAGCTCTCTTACAATCAAGATCCTCATTCGCCTTATTCTGCATTGCGGATATTTTGAATTTTAACTTTAGAATCTTATCAGCAATTTCGTCATGTTCAGCAGTTACCTTATCCATGTCCAGCTGATCTTCCACAACTTTACTTAACTTTTCTTTAATTGCATTTTTCTGCAATTCCAAGGCGGATATATCTACTGACTGTTTGATCTGTATATCTCTTTCCTTTTCTGCTATCTGTCCGTCAAGAACTGGTAACTCCTTTGTAACTTTGGACTTTGTAGCCTTATTCATTGCTGAAAGTTCGTCTGCCGTATACTTTTCAAGAAGCGGAACAAGTTCAGCAAGTTCAACTTTGCTTTTTGCAACATCAACGTCTGATACGCCGTCTACAAGTGCAAACAGGAAATCTCGCATTTCTGCTGGTTTCTTCGCCAAAAATGCATTGATGTTGCTACACATCTTGAGGATAGACATATCAGCGTCAAGATATGCATTAAAATCCCTTAATGTCTTAGGCACATCATTGATTGAATAGGAATTATCATCCTTGTAACTGCTGCCATCTTTGCTATATTTTCTCTTCTGAGACTTCCGCATGATGACTTCCTTGCCATCAACGTCAAATACGGCTGTGACCGATACGTCTGTGTCATCTACAGTCTTACCATCAATCATACGACGAATAGGTGGATTATCGGCGAGTTGATAATCACAGTTGAATAACAGCCACATGTAAGCGTTAGTTATTGAGGATTTTCCTTTGCCATTGGAAGCGGCAATCTTAGTGTTATCCCCAAAAATAATTTCCTTATGCGCATAACACATGAAGTTTTCCAAAATTAACTTTTTCAAACTGATTCTCATTTTTTATCTACCTCCAGTGGCAATTCACCAAGTATAATAAGTACCACGTCCAGATCTATAAACTTTTCTCTTCTTGCTACACTTATGAGCACATCAGCTCTTGTCTCCATATCTATTAATTCCTCATATCTATCGCGAGGAATAGTCACATTGTCTGTGCTGCTGTTATTACATGTTCCTTCGCAACTAATTTCCATCTTTTTTCTCCTTTCTTTCTTCAAGCACTTCAAATCTTGAGACAGATACCTCATAAGCTGTCTTTTTCTCTTCGGTGCCATCCTCATATAACTTGTCATATTCCCTTGACTGGAATCTGCCGGTTATGCCAACCATAGAATTAAGTGGTACATCTGCGAATCGGTCAGTGTTCTTGCCCCACAAGAGAATTGGAATTAGATTTCCAATCCTATTAGGAAGATTATTGATTACTCTAGTGTCACAAACCCTATATCCTCTAGGTGTTGCCCTGATCTCTACATCGGCAAACTTATGGGCAATAAAATCAACTTTGTTTTTATCATAGGTATAAGGATTGACCTCATGCACCTCTATATATACTTTTGTGTGATTTTTCCCCATTAAATCCATAACATGTTTGGTGCGGATATGCCCAATGACTTCCACATAATCATATTTATGAATACAGGCAACTTTGCTATCTTCAATATAGCAAGGAACTAAGTCCTCTACGCCACTTTGCCGTCTTGCGCTTATAGTCATGTAATAATATGACTTGTCGCCTATCGAAAACTCATATATAGGTGCGTCAATTACGCACCCAGCAATTATTGCACTGTTGTTATTCCAGTTTCTCCTTTCTGCCATTTCTTTCCTCCTCAATAATCTGCATTTTTTCGTCAACCATTATGGCTACCACAATAAGTCCCCCCATAATGATTATTAGTATAATTTTCAGCCATAATGGCAAAGAAATTTCGATTACATCAAGCCCAATAGGGATTATGAACACTCCCACATACATAATTGCTCCTATGACAGTACAAAGAGCACGAATAATTGCCGTGTCCATATTTTTCCTCACGCAATCACCTCCTGGTATCACAATACTGTTCTATGTTCATCTGGGCATTAGCACCGCTGATCTGCTCGGATAGTGCCGTTGGTGCTGAGTAACCGTCGATAAACTCTCTCACGTTGTCTATGTACCTGCGCTTGATACTCTTATATGTAGCTACGCAACCAAACTCTCTCTTAAGCTGGCAATATATATCCTTAAAAGTCTGCGATCTTATGCTCCTGTCGGCGTATGCTTCACTATCTTTACCACCTAAGATTGATACCACTTTGCGCTTGACGAGTTTCTGCACTTCGTCAATTTCACATCCGTACAACGGCATATCATTTTCAAGACTACCTATCTTGTCCTCAACCTTATCTACCCTCTCTGCAAGCTCTGTATTACCCTGAGCAAGTAACTTTATTTTTTCTTCGGTTGTCATAGGCTTTGCACTATAGTTGCCTGTCTTGCGGATAGATGGAAGTACCTCAGATGTTACCCATCTACGAAAACTCTTTGCGTTTGGCTTGTCACTTCGCAAGATAACCGCATATAAGCCACTCTCGGTTATAAAGTTTGTTTCACCCTGACGCCCTAACTCTAATTTAGTGCGTTCATCATCATCTAATCGCTGAGCGACCTTTGATGGGTTCTGAATGTCCAGCACCTTACAAACATCTACCAAGCAAAATAACGGCTCTCCATCTACAACGGCGGTTCTCATATTAAATTCGCCATCTGTAAATAACTGTATTTCGTTCATACTTCTCCTTTCCTTATAGTGTAAATTTCTCTAGCTACTCCTTTTCCTTTGGGCTGCTCTCCGCCGCGTCTGCCAGTGTCTCTGCCTTGCCTAGTAAGTAGCCTTTGTCAAACTCTGACATGCTCGGTAAAGTCTCTTTGAGTTTTTCAACTATCTGCTTTTCCTTTTCGCTCATGTTTTCACCTCCTTTGTTCATCTGATGTACACATGATAGCACATTAAATCAACACTGTCAACATATTTGTTGACTTAATGTACATTATGTGGTAATCTATTAAATGAAAGGAGGTACAATATGAAAGAACGAATTAAGGCAGTGAGAATCAAAGTTGGTAAAAATCAAACGGACTTTGCTCAAAGTATTTCAGTTTCAAGATCAGCTATTTGTAAAATGGAAAGTGGTGAAAATTCCCCATCAGAACAGACAATCAAAATTATATGTAAAGAATATGATGTCAACGAAGAATGGCTGAGAACTGGCGAAGGAGAAATGTTCATACAGAAGAGCAAGGAAGAACAGCTCGGAGAAATGCTTGCCGAGATCACCAAAGCAGATGATGAGTCTTTCAAAAAAAGATTGATTGTTGCTCTTGCTAACCTTGATGAAAATGGTTGGGATAGCCTTGAAAAATTGATTGATTCAATTTCAAAGAAATAAAAAACGCCCCAAGAAGTACCATTGGTACTTCTTGGGGTTTGTTTTACTTAATGAGATTCATAACATAAGCATATAGTATGTTAATTATGCGTTCGTCTGCTATCTTTTGTACTGCATCTGTTATTTCTTTCTTTTTTTCCTCCATAACCTATACCCCCTATACAAATTATGCTATCATTTGTACTTTATAATATATGCAAATACAAATCTGTTTATTCCATCAAGAATATAATAAATTGGGTAATTGCATTTTCTTATACGCCGTGATAGGATGGGAATATATAATTATGGGAGGGATAATAAAATGGCAAATACTCGAATCTGCCCGAGATGTGGCAAAATAAATGATGTATCATGGCGATTTTGTTGTAATTGCGGACTAAGTATGTACGCTCCAAGACCTGTTCCTCAACAAGCGCCACCTCCACCACCGCCATTAACACCAGCCCAGCAAAAACAACAACAGCAACAATTAATTGCTCAACGAAACAAACAAATAACGTACTATAGACAAAACGGGATTGCGTATTGTCCTAGATGCTTAAGTATTCACGTTGATTCTGTTGGCGGTGAAGTGATGGGAGCGCGCGATCAAAAGACGAAAACAAGGTACACAGTTAATTTGAACCCATTTAGACCGTTTACACTTGTAAATAAAAAAGAAAAGGTCGTTAGAAAAGCTAATCCGGGTAGATTTGTTACTACATGGCATTGCAATGATTGCGGATTTGTTTATAAATAAAAATCAGTCATGCCGAGAAAATTCCCAAGATCTTCAAGCTCAGCGATAGAAAAATCAGTTTTGCCATTCATTTTTGAATTAAATGTGGCAATGCTCTTATCAATAGCACTTGCACACTGAGCATAATTCTTTCCTTTCTCCCTTATAACGCCTTTGAGCTTTGGTAAGTTCATATTGTGCCCTCCTTTCTTTCATATTGTGATTACAATATATCATATTGTGATTGTTTCGTCAATCGTTTTATGAAAGTTTTTTACAATAAATGTTTACAAAACTATCATAGTATGATAGTATTATAGTATCAAATAAGAAAGGAGGTAATCATCATGGCTAGCCAGTTCGGATTGAGGGTTGGTAACAACATCCGCAATTATAGGTTAGCAAAAGGAATGAGTATGAGGGAACTTGCTGGAAAGGTTGGTCTCACCGAGGCTACTATCCAGAAATATGAAACAGGTGCAATAAAAACACTTGATGTAAGCATGTTAATGAAGTTTGCAGAAGCCTTAAATATTCCGCCAGAAGATGTTGTTGGTTGGGATAAGGTTGAGAAGAGAAACGATGAAAGCATGGAAGTAATGAAAAAGTACAACTTACTTACAGATGGTCATAAGAAAGCTGTACTTGATCTAATTAATAACCTTATACAATGTCAGAGCTAAGTGAAGTATAATTGATTTAGTATTTCATAAACTCTTTGACATTCCTTTTGGGGGAGAACTTATAGGAGTTGGTCAATTTCCTTTACAAGTTCTCCTTTTTCTTTTGAAATCATGTTATTTCCCATATTTTTACCCCTCCCATACAAATTTGCTATCATTTGTATACTTATATTATATGTGCAAATAAATTAAAATAGAAGTCTAATTTTTTGTCATAATATATGGTAATTTGGGGAAATGCATGGTACTATGACAGTATTATATACTACATTGGTGAGGTGAATACGAATGAGTAACTTTTTAATTGTGTTTGGGGCAATAATAATGTTTTTAGGGACAAGCATATGCGTAGCATTGACTATAATATTATTATGTAAAAATAAAAAGGCTATGCCATTTATAATAGGCATTTTTGGCTCTATGATTGTTGGTGGAATATTACTTGGAATAGGTTGTGTGAACCAACCTAAATCGGAGCATAAAAAAGTTGCTTATAATACTACGGAAATGGTTACTACTGAAAAAACCACAACTGAAGAGACAACTGAGACGCCAACCACGGAAGAAGCAACTGAGGAGGAAACAGAGACTACTACTGAAGAGGTTAATGCAACGGATATATCTGGTTTGCAATTTCAATCTTACTGGGATATGGCCAAAGAAACTGTTGAAAGTTGCTTGAAAAATCCTAAGTCGGCAGATTTCCCATCTTCTGTTTTTGGTCAGGGCGATATTGCCATGGAACGAAAAGGGCACCTTGTTGTGGTGCAAAGTTATGTATATAGCACAAATTCATTTGGAGCTGAGGTTAAAAGTGATTTTACTGTAGAAATGTTAGTATATGATACTGACAATTTTATATATGATGTTGTCTATCTCAATATTGATGGAGAGACAAGTGGAGAATATGTGAGTCTTGACGAATGGGATGAATCAAATACAAGCGGAGAAAGTGAGTAATCACAATCTCCGCTTTGTTTTATAAAATAATTTCTCTGATTGCAAGCCAGTTAACTCTCACGCGCCATCCTGAACCATCTGTAGTTCCGTTCATTTCAAGCTCGACCTCTTGATCTTTGTCCGAGTCTTCGAATGAATAATAAGGTCCATTCAACATTGTGACCGCATCAGCAATTGAGCGAACATTAACAAAAGCCAACGACAGGAAAAGGAAATTTGTTCCACCAGGAATTGTTATCTTCTTTTTAATTTCTTGATATTTTCCTTTAAAGCTATCTCCACTTTTAAATTCAAAATCCACATATCCCTTTCCCAAAATTGTTATACCAGTATTCATGTTATTAATCACGGTATTAGTGCTATTTATATCTCCTGCACCAAAATAGTCACCTGTCTGCTGGTATTCAGTTACATCTTCAAAGCTAACCGTTCCGTCATCGTTAGTAATCATATTGTACTTACGTTTTGTGTTAGATGCAGCAAGTACATCCTCTTTATAATTTGTTTTTAAAACCATCTTAATTCCTCCTTATATCCTTATATCCTTGTATGCGCCTAGTTTAAATGGAATACGTCTAGGCTTAATGCTGTCTAAAGCATCCTTAATAAGTTGACAAGCTGTTTCCAGTCTGTTCATTTCCTCTGAGCTAATAAACGCTCCATTGTCATAAAACGTCTGTTTGGCACCTATGTCTTGCGAATATACTACGTTGTTAATCTGTGTAATGTTGTTTTCAAATGCGTTAAATTCGTCTGCATAATAAAAATCTGTATACGTCTTATCAATACCCATGATTTGATAGTTTGCAACTGGCCCGCATAAATCTTCGGCTCTTTGCTTTAAATATTCTATGTTATTTTTTATTCGGTTGTAATCCGTCCACATAACTGCGTCACCGCTTTTCCAGTCTGTTTTAGGTTCATTCCACAACTATTCCACCACCTTTCTAGCACTAAGCTTTCCGTTCCATGCACCATTAAATGAAAGTTCGTTTTGATATGTTTTGACTTTTATTTTGTCACCATTCGACTTGATCATATTGAATAAATCTCCAGCATCTGTGCTAGGGTCTCCACGCCAACTTATTGAATAATCAACTGCACCTAGGTAATAATTCGCTAACCAATCATCAAGCAAACTAGCTACTTCTGTGCTATCAACAAGTGGATTATTCCAATTAACTGTTTTAGTTCCGCTGCTATTGTATCTATGGGTTAATCCTTTAGCATCCACTACATATTCATATCCACTGACTGTGTACGTAAGTGTTGTATCTTTTTCAGTTAGACCATCAAATTTTAGCATGCAGTAATATGCACCGCTCTCTGTAACTGTAACTGTCACATTACTTGCATCGGTAACGGCAGTATAGCCGTGACTAGGTGTAGTTATATCGACTTTTACAACATTATCGTTTGAATTGACAGTAATTTTTTCAGACACCAGTTCTTTTTTGCCAGTGCCAGGCTTATATGTCTGTTTTTGAACAGTAATTGACTTTAGTTTATCTTGCATCGTAATGGTTGGTGCGTCAAACATATCATCTTTGGACAGTTCATAGTCGGTTGCATCACAAATTCCGATATAGTCAACTGATATTCTTGCGTATGGCTCAACTTTAGTAAACTCTATAACAACTTTGTTTGCAGAGCCATAGCGGTTATAATCTGCCCAGTTAAGGCTATCTACATCGGTAACAACAACATTATCAACAAGCGTATCATTATCATAAGTTTTTATAATAAATTCAAGTGGTTTGCAATTCCTAAAATTGATTATAATGCCATACCAACTATAAGATATGTTAAGGCTAAGTGTAATTATTGGATTAATAGTAAATGTTCCATTACTATTGGCTACTTGTTGGCTAACATATCCAGTTAATTTATATTCATTTTTTTGTCTCGGCAAAAAACATAGATTTTCGCTATTAAGTCGCGAAAATCCAGTACTGCACATTGCGTAAGCTGTCTTCATGCTCTGCCCTCACTTACTCAAGTGATATAAGCATCGCAAAGTCGTGCATCTCGTTTGGCTCTATCGTTACTGGGGTTGGTAATACTGTACGTGCAAGCATAAACAACTTGCCACTATAAACGCCAAATACCCCCATTTCCTTGATGGTTATAGACGACTCTGATGTATTTTTGATTGTTCTAGTTACGTGAAAAACATTTTCGCTGTAATCATTAAATGTAGTATGATTCATAGCCATGCCCTGATAAGTCGTTACAAGCTCGCCCAACTTATAATCATCAATAGTCACCGGAGCATCGCCTGAACCAAATAAGAAATGCAACCCTGCGTCTGTATTAGTGTAATCTACTGCATCATTTACATTTTTTGCACTTATCCCAAACGAACCAAAAAAAGTAACATTATCCTGTAAACTTCCATCAACCATTTTTATTGGTGCTGCTGAATTTAAAAAACTACGCTTAATTGTAGCTAATAAGTTTTTTGTAATCATATTGTCACCTCCTAAAAAACTATACTTGACACCGAAGCCTCTAAATTGAGGCAATCTACGTTTATAACCGTCCCATCAATATTGTGCAATAAGCTGATACCTGTCTGTATCTTTCCAATATTCTCCGCCATCACATCAAATGTATCTGTCGCCTCTGAACTTACACCTTTTTTAGTGATAGCTGAGGCGACCTTTGACTTGCCATCACTGACAGATTTTTTTACTTCTGCAACTTCATCTGATATTGTTTTTATACTTTTGTCTATCTTGTTCATGTCTCCAGTGTAATCTGTTCGCCAATCTGGGATATCGTCATTACCGAATTGGCATAATCCAAGATTTTTTGTTTTATTTTGCGATGCCAAAAAATCGCCTCCCTACTATTTAAGTTTAAATTTTGCTTGTGTAGCATACTCATAAGCTGTTAATTTGTATGTATCATACTTGCTTGCTGTCAGCTTTAACATTGCGTATTGCTTGGCTGTCAATGCTCCGTCATCGTCATGTAATACACTGCCTATATCGCTATAATCCAACTGCCCATTTGATGATATTGTTTTTGTGGGTGTAATTGCGGACTGTATATGAATCCTATTATGCCTGTCAACAGACAAAGTACATCTTCCAGCATTAGCAATAATTTGCAAACACTCCGCATGTGTAGCAACTGGTAACGGATTGTGCGTTACAGTATTTTTAAGAAAATTATCAAGAAAATAGTTACTACTGTCTGTAATTCCTGCGTCTGCCAATACTAGCAATGCCAAATCATACAAACTAATCCCATTTGCGTAATATTGACCTTTATAGTATTGCCCGGTTAACAATGTAAATCTATCTGTAGCGTTAAACGTGGCATCTCTACTGTTTGCTGACCATTTTGACAGGTACGTTGTTTGCTCTGGTAGCCATTCAATGTTGCCCTGTCCGTCTACGTCATAGCCAAACTGTACTTTAACCTCTTGACCGATTTCCATATACTGTATTGCACTATCCGGATTGTCTGGATCGTAGTATTGATCTTGATTATCAACTTTAATCATAACGTCCATTGATGGTATGGTTTCTGATATTGAAGATACATATTCTTTGCTACTGTAGTCCATAACTTCTTCATTGGTAAATGTTTTTGCAAGGCCACACTTAAATGAGTATATTCTTAATCTGTTCTGTCCATAACGCATTTGAACTGACTCAATTGTAATAAATGTTATGTCTGTAAAAACATCTTCCGTTATCCATACTTCATCAGCGTTTCTATAATGACTTGTACCGTTATTAGTAATAACATCAAATTCAGTCGGATAACATTTTCCAAAATTGACAGTCAAGCCCTTAATAGTATGTGGATTAGCAAATGTCATTGTAACTATCCCTGTAATATCCGCAGTTACAATACCATTGTTATAGTAATTAGTACCAGTTCTAGACAAGAAAAAAGCATTGCCATCAAGGACAGCAACGCCAGGTTCTGCTGTAGCATATATTCTAGTTACTTCTTCACCGTCAAAAGGAGCAGTATTATTAGAATACGCTACTGTTTGTATTTGCTTATCTAGTTTTACCTCATTTTGAGCTTGAGAATTGACTAGTCCTATTGTTGCCTTAATGTAACCCCTATTGCGGTTCATAGACTTCATAGATTTCTTATATTCATTGCTTACGTTCTGCATTGTATCACCTACCAGTGTCTATGAGATTGAATTGACAGTTACGATACCTGGTTACTACATGCGATTTAGGACTAGCAAATAATGGTTCTGCTGTCCTGTCGCCTGGGTACATTATAATTGTTATCGGCTTGCCGGTACGGTAATCTTCAAACGTTACTGGAATATAAAATGGTTCAACCGCTTTTAACATTGCTTGCCAAATTTTTGGCTCAAGGCCAACCCACTTCATGTTATCCAACTTGTATAAGTCTCTGCCAATCCTTTGGCCGATAGTTACATTGTTAGCATTACGGCCGGCATTAACTGTCGTTGTAATAGTATAAGAAAAGCCAACGGCCGGACACGGAAAGTCCACACCGTTGACATTTAAAAAACTTGATAATCCTTGTGCCATATTATCACCTCTATGCTGTTGTAAATTGGTAACCGTTACGTGATCTACGCCTATCTGTTTCGCTGACAAGGGTTCGACCATCAATATTGATAGATGTATCTTTATCTGCTGTTTCCCTTGTATTCCGGGCAATTTGGGAAAGATAAGGCGTAAGTGCATCATCAACCGCTTGTCTAACTCCATTTGCAATGCCGGCGGTAATCTGCTCATTATTCGCAACAACAGACTTGCCGTTGTCGAATTTACCCATAATCTCACCTTGATTTGCCCTGAACCAACCATCTTCGGGGAATCCACCAGTCGCATACGTAGGCATGAAGCTAAACGAACCAGACATAGCCTCTTTAATTGGATCTGGTGCATTTTTGATTCGGAACTTAATTTCCTTATTAGACATACCCATATATATTTGATTTGCAGCATTCTCACCAAGTTTTTTTAAACTCTCGTCTGTCTGTGTCTTGATGTTGTACTGTACGCTTTTTCCGGTAAAGTTTTTTTGTAATGTGTCGTTAATTGACTTAACCGCACTACCACTAGTTGTTGGAGTACCATTAACGGCGGTTGCAGCATTATACTTAACCGTTTTGCTTTTCCAATATCGGCTAAAAACACTAGCTATGCTAGCAAGTTTTTCTCCTGTTGTAGCATTTTGCCCATTTATTGTGGTCTGTGCATTGTATTTAGCCGTTTTATTTTTCCATGTTGACGACCATCTGTTAACTATTCCAGACAAAATATTATTACTTGATGTTAGTTGCCCATTTGTGGCGGTTTGCGCATCGTACTTAGCACTCTTGCCTTTCCAGGTATCGGCCCATATTTTTCCTATATTTCTTATTGTCGCTACGTTGTCTGTCTTACTATCATTTACTGACGTGTCTACGTTGTAATCAACATTTTTTCCATCAAAAGCCGATATAGCACTACGAACTGATTTATTCAGTTTTTTATAGTCTTTATCAGTCTTTCTGTTGGTGGTCGTATCAATATTAAACTTGTTGCTTATGATTCCTGATAATCCAACTATAGGGCTTGTTTTCATTCCGAATTTTGCAACGCTGCTTAATTTGTCTGTAATTTTCTTGAGATATTCCCAAAGCGTTTTTAATTTTTCGGTAATTGAATTTAAAATAGGCTTAACAATGTCCCATGCAATTTGAACTTTTGCACTTATATCCGCAATTTTTTTAACAATCCAGTTACCGATTAATTGCCGAATAACTGAATTAATTGCTGATGCAACAGACAATATAGGTGAAAGCACAGTTTTTATTGAATTTAATGCCGGAGAAATTTTTCCACCTATTGCGCCAGCAACTTTTGAAATAACCGAATAAACCGTACTTAATAAATTTGAGACTGTGCTTAATGCAGGTTTTAATACTGTTAGAACCTTATCTGTATATGGGGACAATTTGCCCACACCAGATTTGATCTTGTTGATTATATCTACAATTAAATTCATTGGCGCAATAATATATTCAAGTGCTTTTTTTATGCCCTTGAATAATTTTGAATTGGATATTTTGCTATATGAGCCTTCTCCAAATACTTTATCAATTATTGCTTGGCCTACACCTTCATATATTTGCATTGGAATCTTAGGTATTTCCTTGGCCATAGTAATAATCAAAGAACCAAGGTTCCAAACAAGGCTTCCCCAATTGATACCACATATAAAATCCACAACTTTTTGGCCAAGTTTTTGCCAGATGCCGTCTTGATTAATAGTCTCAAAAGCACTAACTATTGTCTTACATATTCCTATTGCAAAGTTAGATAGGGTTGCTCCTGTAAGCCCAGCATCCCATGTGTTAAGAAATCCAGTTATTGAAGATATAAGTGATTTACCCAAGTTTTTCCAATCAAAATTGATTGCAAAAGTATTTCCAGCAGTAAGCGCTGTATTTATTGCGCCGGCAATTGTTGAACCAAGATTAGAGAACAATCTCGGAGTAATGAGGCCATTCAAGAAGTCGGCAAGTCCTTTGCCAAAATTTTTTGCCTTTTTGTATACCTTATTCCACTTAATAGATTCCATTGCCTTAGACAAACTATCACTGATATACTTGCCTAATTGGTTAAGGTTCTTGATGCTAGACTTGTAAAGTCCCTCTGCTTCTTTGATTATATACTTAAATCCGCTGTCACCACCAGCACCGCTTACACCAGTGCCACCACCAGACCCGTTGCCTCCACTTGTACCCGTGTCATTGTCCGGTTCAACAACATTTAACTCATCAATTCCAAGAAGATGTGTTTTTAAATCTTTGGCCGCTTTGGCGGCTTTTTTAGTTCCGCTTGCCATATCATCAGCAGCACCGGCAGCGCCTTCAAAATCATCAGATATAAAAACCTTTTGTATCTCCAACTTCCAGCCGAATATTGCACCAAGGGCATTGACTACCTTTTCGGAGAATGCATAAACCGCCGATAAAGCCTTATTAAGAGCCTGTATAAGAGGTTTAAGCATATTAACAAATGCATTACCCCAAACACCAGCAACCATCTCTATTTGCTCCTGCAAGACACGTAACTGGTTAGCCCATGTCTGGCTTGTACGTGCAAAATCGCCCTGTACATTCTTGGTGTTATCCATGACGTACTGATATCTCAGCATTGTTTTTTCCAGCTGAGTCATAGAAGATATGTTGGCGTCAAGACCTTTCTTCATTGCATATTCTTTCAGGGTTGCATTTGTAAGATCAATACCAAAAGCTCGCATAGGCTCTGTCTCGCCAGTAAAGATTGACCATAATTTACGAGAACTTTCTTCCTGTGAGATATTGTAGAAAGAGGCTAAGTCTGCCGATAATGCAGTAAGCTGTATTGACATATCAGACATATCTTTAACGGGCGCACCCATAGCAAGTCCCATAGCCTGAAATCTACCAGCTGTCTGTTTTGCCGACAATTCTGACATTCCATACATCTTTATTGACGTCTTAGAAAATTGCTCCAATTTGTCCGTGTACTGGCCAAACGTATTAACTACAACGTTCTGTACCTCAGTAAGATCAGATGAAATGTCTATGGCTTTTTTAAATCCGCTTAAAACTCTTTGCGCTGCCCAAAATGTTGCATACAGTTTTCCAACTGCTGAAGCAAGACTCCATATATGTTTTTTAGCGCTTTTAGCACTGCTGCCCATACCGGAAAAACTGTTTTGTATTCCTCTGCTCGCACTTGCTGTTCTACTTCCTTGCGCTGCCAGATTTGCAAGTGCATGAGTCATTTGTATTACATTCTGTGATACTTGTGGCGCTGTAGCCATAACTTGCATAAACTTCTTAAGTTCTGCTGCAAGTGCCCCCAGTCCACCTGCTGTTTGTGTGGCTTTTACCCCTACTGACGCAAGATTGCCAAGCGCAGTGGTCATCTGTATTGTTCCAGCGGATAATTGTGGTGCAAGCGTCATAGTATTAAACAGATTGCGAAGTGCCACAGATAATTGTGGTAATGTTGCTGATACAACACTTGCTTTTTGCCCGGCATTGGCAAGTCTGCCAACTGCATTGGTAAGCTGAATTATATTTGTGCTGACGTTCTGAGCGCCTTGCAACGTGCTAGATAAGCTTACAATCGCATTTCCAAGCTGACCTATGGCATTTGTATTCATGCCGTTAATGTTCGAGTTAGACAGCCTTGTAATGGAATTAATGAAGTTCGTAAGACCCTTGTTGCTGAACTGCATGTTTCCTAATACTGATATGCTGGAAGCAAGCGGACTTATGCTATTTGCAACCGCTGTAAGTTTTGCGCTGTTGATGTTTTCAAATTGTTTTATACCCTTGGCAGCTCTGTTAAAATCAGGCATTTTTACATTTTTTATTGCATTCATGCCCTGTGCAAGCTGGTTCATGCCCTGTGCAAACTTGGCTATACCATTACTATCAATTCCTTGTAATGTCTTAGATAGTGTGCCGAGCTTATTTGACAGCTTATCTACTGCATTAACTGCTTGCGTTGCACTTGCATGTATTTTAACTTCAAGATTATCTACTGTTGCCATGTTTCACCGCCTTGTTGTAATAAAAAAGACGGCAAAAACATCAGTCCTTGCCGTCAATCATATTGTGTGTCCTATCCCATTCTTGTTTTGCCTTTAATCGTTCTTCAATAAACTCATTTCTAAGTCTATTTACCCTATCTTCTTCATTTTCCATAAGTGGAGCCTGTGTATATTCCGTTTTTGCTTTTTTGCCATTAAGACAATGATCTATTGCAAAACATAGAGCAGATCTAACATACGTTCCTATCCATGCATATACTTGTGAGTCGCGTTCTTTCTCTGCCATATGGTAGGCTTTTCCGTAGGGTTCAAGGTCTGCTGGGCAAGATTTGTCAATATCCTCAACTGTAAGTCCATAGCCTTTGGTCATCATTAACCAACGGGGGCGTATTTCATTACAGTAATTTTCGTAATTAAAGTCTTTGTTATCCTGTTCAAGGATTATTTCTGTGCCTGATTCTGCACTTTTGCTGTCTCCTCCTCGAACAGTCTCTTTAAAAAACCATTGTGAAGCATCTCATTTGAGACATCCTCCTGGAGCTTAAGAAAATCTCCATTTTCCTCGTCTACAAAATGGTCAAGCATATCCTCAACCTTACTAAGCTGTTCGTCACGGCCTTTTCCTGTAGTTAAATTGTAACCAAACTCATCTGAATGGTTAGCCTGCAATCCAGCAAGTAAAATTTGCGGCATTAACAAATACATTTGCTCCATTCCCTCTATTGCCCCAACTCCATCGTCTGTACTTGACTGCATTACTCCAATTCTTGCCAGCTTGCTAATAAATCCAGCCCTAGCTACTGCCTTATTACCAAATTTAATATTGTATTCCTTGCCATTCATTGTAATTGTCATAATATTTTCCTTTCCTCCTACTCTTAATAGGAAAGGGGCAGTCCGAAAACCGCCCCTTGTTTGCTTAATACGTATAATCAGCCGATTTTATATCTTTTGTATCGTCATCACTCAGCACGGCTGTATCTGAGTGGTTTGCTATTCCCCCGGTGTAAAATCAACCTTTGTATCAAAGCCGACAAGATCTTCGAGTATAAGGTTGATCTCAACTGTTAAAAGCTCATTCTGGCCCTTTGAAGCCACTGGAAGAACTGATGGTGGCTGAGCCTTGATAAACTCTGCCTTGGTAAATCCAGGTGTGATTGTCTCAAACCACATAGATTTGCCTGTTCCTTCTAACTTCTTGTACTCTTCAAGCACCTTTTCCCACTCTGCCAGTGTATCTGGTGTCAAGTTTACTGTTACTGTGTATGTATCAGATACAGTAGTTCTACCAGATATGTTTCTTGTGTAAAAATCTTCAAGAGCAGATGCGTCAATAGCTTCTGGTTCTGCTGTAGCATCGCCAAGCTCATTGATTCTTGATAGCTGAGTAAATGTTGTTGGCTTTTCTCCGGCGGTTGTTTCAACACCATAACCAAAAGTAATACCCAGTGTACTTAATCCTGGTACTGCCATGTCTTTACCTCCTTAAAATGCGCATAAAAAAAGAGCCACATGGCTCTTTTTGCTAACTATAATATTGTGTCACCAGCCCCAAACACACGGCTGAACCGCATGTTACATATATAGGTTCCACCATTAACACTGTATTGAGGTGTTCCGATGACCGAAAATCTCATTTGTTTATATATGTCCGTTATTTTGGACACAATCTTTCTACATTCGCTGTGATTCTTGTTGGAAGTCACATCAACCTGTATTGTTTCTCTCACAGCGTTGATTGTCTGTCCCTCTAAATCTTGTCCCAGTTCCATTCCAGATAGTTCGTGAATATAAATTGTTGGAAATACTGCTGGTTGATCTGATTTACCTTTATCTGTAACGTTAAGCGTTGGGTATTTATCCTTAAGTTGTTCTGTTGCCTTGGCCTTGACAATGCTATATATTGTCGAGCCAAGTTCTATTGCCCATGCATTATCCATTGCCGAACACCTCTTTCACAACGTTCTTGACTTTTCTTTCAAGTTCACGAGCAGTATTGTACATATATGGCCTAGATGGCATACCCTCGGTGAACCACCAATGACCATTATTATCCTTGTAAAACCAACCGATGCGACCATCTTTGAGTTGGTGGATTGTTTGACCGCTTGCATATTGCCAAGATACTCCCGGAGGCAATTCGCCTTTGTATGGTTTCTTTTGGCCTATAACACCAGTTCCAAACTCAACAAATGCTGCGTGATCTGTTCCGGCTACAACCGCCCAAATATGACTACCATCTGTATCTGTAACACACTCTGATTGTATGCTTTCAATCAATTCACCCTTAAAGATGGCGTCTAAGTTTGCTAATTGTACTCTAGCAACTTCTACACCATCATCAGCCAATCTTTCAGCAATAACGGCGCATTTATGGTCAAGCCTTGCTTGATAGGCTTTAAGCTCCTTGATTGCATTCTGTAAACTACTTGCAGACAAAGATACATCTATTGTTTTTTTCACTTGACCACCGCCTTGAGGACATATTTTGTTGACCGCAAAGCTGGCTTAACTCCTACAACTGTAAAATCAGCAGAAGTTTTATCAATATAGCCATCCTCTGTGTATTCAACTTTGCTATCAAGCCATATAATGTCACTTTTTTTGATAGGATATGCTCCTCTATCGGTAACTATAATTGCGTCAAAATCGTTGACATCAAAGCCATATTCTTTTGCTTGTGCCTCACCGCCAGAGAAAGAGATATTAGCTCTAAATGATACAGGTTCTTCGTATGATATTTCCTTATGGTCTATAAGAGGTATTTTTTGTCCCTCTTCTGTGATGAAATACTTTATATTGCCGTCATCATCTTTTTCGTATATCTCCACCTCTTTGCCGTAAGGAGCATACTTCATAGATTGTTTATTAATCTCAAGTGACATTACTTCACATCCTTGCCAAATCGTTTCCAAAGCTCAGATAACTTTTCCCAACCGTACATTGCTACAAATGCAACTACAAATCCGGCTAGAATAGCTGCAAGAATCATATACCAAAGTATTGTCATATGTATGTACTGCATATAGGCTATAAAAGCCACAACGGTAATGCCTATGGACAGCACAAACACCAATATATCGGTTGGAATCTTCCTAAATACACCAACGCCTTTGATTACTTGTGTAATTACCGCCACAACAAATGTAAGTGCGCCTATGACAGACATTATAATAGCCATGTTGGCTACAAGACTCTGTATAACATCCATTTTTACACCTCCTTGTTTTCGTTGAGTTGTGCTTCCATTCCATCTATACGATGATGAAGTGACTTGACACTTTCCTCAACTTTAATAATCCTGTTGTCATGGGAATTAAGCTCTTTTCTCATTTCCACGACTTCATCTTTTATGTCCTTAGTGTTGCTAGATATGGCATCTAACTTCATATTTATGCGGGTGTTTTCTCGGACTCTATCCTCTAGGTCTGAGTTATCAGTTCTTCTATTATTCTTGATATTCAGCACAAGGCTGACAATTCCGAAAAAAATAGAGAAAGTAACCGATATGGTGCTGATAATTATTGCTACTGGCATATATCTACCGCCTTTCTCTTATGTTTGCATACTGCCCACCACCACCATAATGTATGCCCTCTGCTACCGTTGGGTAACGCACAATCTTCTATAATATCTCAACAAAGGGGAATACATCAGCTAGCAGCTTATTTCTGTCAATCCAACTGCGACTGACTCCATTTTCTCCGAAACTTGCCATGTATTCCTCGCCAGCCTGAGATAAATCATATACGACCAAACTGACTATATTGGTAGTATATCGTTTCATATCTTCTTCTATTTGTTCATCTGTGTAATCAGATGGGTAATTACGCTTGTTGCGTATTTCCTGCTTAATTTCCTCAATATGCTGCTCTATTCTTGGATTATCCTGTAGATCAGTCCATTTGATAGAGCCATCGTCACCGACTTCATATTGACCTTTTCGTATTTTGACTTGCTCTACCAATGTGTATTCCATGACTACCTCCTACAAAGCAAAATGAGCTATAAGCACTTCTTTTAATGCGCCACCTGTCATGTTTTCGGAGTTATCTATGCCCTCCGATATTGCAAGCGCTTTTAGATCGTCTGTTGACATTCTGTTGATTTCGGTCTTGGTGTGAGTGACAACATCGGCACCAGAAGTAGTTTTCTCTACCTCTGGTATTTCATCACCGCAGTTGTACCACACGCCACCACTTTTTATGCGATGTGTAGCGATCATTAACTAGTCCTCCTTAACTTTCATAACAAGGACTGAATCCATGCCCTCGAATGTTGGAAGTCCAATCATAGATACTACGCAATGTGTATTGATAGGATGGTTTGTCTGATATGTATATACAGAGATACCAGTTTCAACGATAGACAGTGTTCCGTCTGTTGTACTTCCACTTCTCTCCTCTGGGGTCTTGCCAAATACATAATCGCCAAGATATACACCGCCTGATGTTGCCGACACAATTCCTGTTGGCACAAAATACTGTGTCTTTCCGTTTTCGTCTACATACAGCTTATCGTATATTTCAATCTCAATGCCGTAGCCTTTGAGATAATCTACGACCTGTGCCTGCTGTAATCTTATTCCACCAGTATAAGCAGTTATGCCAAGTACCTGTTTCTTTGTGTCCTCCGCCTTAATAAGCATTTCCCATGTCTCGGTGTTCATGGTAAATCTTGTCAGAGAGTAGCCGGTGTTCTTTGCAAACGTGCGTCTTGTTGTAATAAGATCATCCAGTGGAGTTGCGGTCGCTGACTTATCCCATGCGCTTGTTGTCTTAAACTCAACAAAATGATTTTTCTTATGTTCTTCTCCTGCATCTGCTGTGTAGTCAACATAATATGGCTTACCACCAATTGTTACTTTAACTCTTGGTATTCCGTCTGTAGGTGCAAGTAACTGCCAAATCTGACGCTCTGGTACAACAAGACCACCTTCAATAAGCATTAAAGGCTTTTTGCTGATCTCTCTGAGTACATTGTCGGCAAGGTTAGAGTTCTCGGCACTTCTGTAACTGTCGTACTCTTGCTCCTCTTCCTCTGTTACCATGTAAGATTCGCGGTAAAAAGGCATTTTATTCTGAATGTCAGAGAATCCGCCGACGTCTCTTAACTCTGCCTGTGCGTCAAAATTAGACGCTTTAAGAGATACTGGAAGTCCGCTTTTGCCCTTGATAAATCTAAGGCTAAGGCTATCTTGTTTTCTTGTTCCGAACTTCTGTCTGCCAAGATAAGGGGCAGAACCTAATGTTTTCTGATAGTTGTCCCACATCACGCCAAGACTTCTGGCAGTGAATGCTTCACTTAATGGTAATGCTGGCATATTTATCTACCTCCTGTTTATTCCCCACCTTTTATAGGGTCAGCTCCGTAAAAAGTGACTCTCGGTGTTGCTGTTCTTGCTGTGTCTGCGATTGAGAGTGACTTAACTTTTTCCCAATCTATTGTTCCTTGATATACATAAGTTCCTGGTGCGTCACCCATTGTTACATCTACATCCGCAAGTAGATATCCAAGGCACTTGTTATCATTACTTGGAAATGGTGTTCCTGCTGGAACAACTTTTCTTCCGTTTGCATCTGCACTAGGCTGCATCGTCTGAAGAACTAGACAAGCTGCGCCCTCATAAGGGAAAAACTTTAAAATGCCTTTACCCTGTGTAAAATCTCTTACAATTGGCTTACCCATTATTTTACCTCCTATAAAACATAATGATTGGCGTCCTTGCTCGCAGGACTACCAAACAATATTCTTTCTGCATTTGCTACATCTGCTGGTTTTTCATCGGATTTTCCACCTGTACCACCATTACCCGGCGGTGTTGAGCCATTGGCTATCTCTTTCTCTTTAGCCTGGGCAGCGGCAGTTTCTTTATCTGCGATAATCTTTCCAAGAGCGTCATAATCCATGGAACCATCATCCTTAACCACTAGCTTTGCCTGTTCAGCGGAAATCTTGAATTTCTCGGCTGCACTTGTTCTCTGTCTTGCAATTGCCTGTGTCTTTTCAAGCTCTGCTATCTTCTTCTGAGCATCTTCAAGAGCTTTGGCATTTCTTTCTGACTCAGACATACTTTGTCCCTTCAAATCCTCATACTCTTTTTCGATAGCTTTGAGTCTTTCAAGTTCTGTGTTGTTCTTATTTGCCTTTGCATTAGCAGATTGAACGTCCTTGCCATTTTCAGCCATGACTTTTTCGATCTGCTCATCGGTCAAACCCATTGATACTAAATCTTCTCTTTTCATTGATTACCTCCGTATGTCTACGTTTTTATACGGTGCAACGCCACCGATTGACATTGCCGTTTTCTACGCTCACGGCACTTGCGAAATTTTGTATAAAAAAAGCAACCACAAACGTGATTGCTAATTTCCATTGATTATATTGTTGTATTGCTCTTCTGTTATCAGCCCTTTATCATAGGCTTGCTTGACCATTTCAGCATTCCATATATGATAGACTTGATACCATTTTTTTATTTTTTCATACATAGGCTATTCCTCCGTCAGCAGTGTGTTAGTCATCATTGCCGTATATGTTACTTGTGCGTCTATACGCTCAATATCAGACGGTATTTTGGCTGGTTCATAGCCGTCATACTTCTGAGGATTGTTGTTGATGTCTTGAAGATTAAGACTTTCAACAGGAGCATGAAACTGTGTTCCATCATACTCATAGTATGTATGTGCTTTTGACTGCTCTCCGGGTTCTGCATATTCCTCTGTCTTAATTCTTTCATTAAGACACAAGTACACCCATGCTATTCCTTTGGTATCTATTTTTATAACAACTTCTTGCTGTGGTTCTTCTGCTCTTACTATCATTGCTTACCACCTTTCTTGCTACCTTGAGTAACCCCAGTTCGTCCTGCCAAGCCTGTTTCAACAATTCAAGTAAAAAAGCACGATTTAATTAACTAAAATTGTATATCTTCGGAATATAAATATTTATAGCACATTCGACAGTAACTTTTTTTTCACCACAATTAAAAAGAGAGATATCGAACGCGTTTGGTTTTTCTGATGATTCATTTTGTATTGTTATAAGTCCATTAATATATGTGTTAAATATATTAACAAGTATATGCGCTTGCTTGCTGTTTACATTTCCAAACCGCAACGACCTTTGTGTACCATCTTTTTTAGTGATAAATGCACTATTTTTTATTGTAATGATTGTCCCATCATTGTCAGATGTACGGTTATGAAAACTAATAGCTCTATCGTTTGACTCGAAAACACATCCGTCAAATTCAAAAACTTCAGACGCATTAAACCCACACCCAAAAGCACAATCTATTCCCATAGCAGTTCTCTTTTTATTAAGGTGCACATTTCTATATTTATGTGTGCTTCCTGTAAATTCAGCAATTCCGCTTGTTTCATCATGAATGCAATATCTGCAATTATCAGCGTTTATTGTTATGTTTTCAATTTCAACATTTCCAGAAACATTTAGCGGTGAAAGATATCTTGCACTTGTTGGTGTCATTTGCTCTGGAGTTGGAAGAAAATTGAAAACAACCTCTCCAATTCCTATAATTTTGGTATTTGGAGGTATAATAGTATTATAATTTCTCCACAAATCCTCTGATGATTCTGGAATTGATAACGCATATTCTGAGCCACCTATTTCTTCAAAAATATCATATATGACACGTATGTTGGTAGCTTATCTATATCCCTAGACAGTGCGTTATACTGTCTATAGTTCCCCTTTGATTCAAGTGCCGTAATACTACCCATATCAGGTACATCATCACCTGGTTCATACACTTGTCCGTCTTGGACTACTGTATATCTAGTCACCATTGTTGTTACCTCCGTTGCCAAGATTATCTATTATCTCTTGTGCTTTTTGCTCCTGTTGCTCTGCGTTATCTATAGTTAGATATATCTTATCCAAGTATTTTTTAGACAGTAAAAATGTCTTTTCTGCGTCCCCCCACAATCCAACAGTCTTGATTGCAACAAGTGGATGTATTCCAGCCTGCAATAGAACAACCAAAGTCTGAGCTTTGGTGTACATATTATCCTGTGGGCTATGGTTTATCTGCACTGAAAAATCTCTAACCGTCAGCTTTAAATCATCCGCATACAGTCTGATTGCATTAAGTGCAAGTTTTGCAAGTCGTTTTTCCGATGTTGCAACAAGTGGGTCTTTTAACTTCGTTCGTGTCTTGCTAAAATCCCAGCCGTTCCTTAACTCGACAGCTCCTTGCGTATCTCCGCCGGTGTTGCCTTGCTTAGTTGGGATCGCAAGAATTGTCTGAACATTATCCCATAAGTCATCTTTGGCAACTTGAGTCTGAGATTGATTAAGTTCTTGCGACATAACATCTACATCGGCATTGTTGACACCATTGGTTGACTTAACAACCAAGGCACCCATTTCTTTCATGGCTTTAAACTTGTCCTTGTCAACGTCACAATTAACAAACTTAATCCACGACTGTACAAACTGTTCTATGCTATCCATTCTGTTAGATTGCATGTTGTTTATTGCATCAAGCATATCTATTACAAGTTCAATATCACTTATTCTTTCGTGATTATTAGGATACTCAACAATCGGTATATCTCCATAAGCGTGTAATTTCCAGTCTGTAACTGTACTGTTATATATCTTGCACTCATGTGTGGCTGTGTAACACTGCTTGTACCACTTGCCATCACTGTCTTTAAGTTCTGTGACGGCAACCATCGGTTCTTCGGTGTTACTGTTGTATATGATAAAGGTATTGAGTGGACAAGGCGTAACAATCCTAAACGGTACATCACCGTTTGGGTTGAATTGGATAGCTTTAAATGCTGTACCAGTGGCGGATTGCCATTCACCAGCCTTTATGTCCTTATCTTGCTTACAAGCGTCTACCATGTAATCATTCAGATCGTCAACCGCATTATTGATTGCATTATCATCTTTACGGCTGATATACTGTACTGGTTCTCCGTAAGTTTGCCCAACTTTAAACTGCACAATTTCATATGCATGATTTTCTACGATGTAATTGATTACATCGTCACGAATTACTTTAGTTCTGTACCTTATTGGTTGGTCGCCTTTGTAATAATTCCATAAATACTTTATAATTGGCTTATTCCAGTTAAATACTCCTATGCACTCACCGACTACATTCACAATATTATCCGGTGTAATGGTGTCTACATTGGTATATGCTATTTTTCTACCATAGTGGCCTCTTACAAGGTCTTGCAAATGTAATCTGTTCATGTCAACTCCTACTTCATGAGTTCATTTACTTTCTTCTGAATGTTATCAGGGTCATAACCTGCTGCCTTAAGCTTGTCGATACGTTCCTGTCCGTTGCCCCACCGACCAGCAATGACCTCATGTGCAACCGCATTGATGATCTTACCCTCTGACATCTGTGACGCCTTGACGAGCTTGTTTACTGCAGCCTGTACCTTGTTGTAGTCATATCCAGCCTTGGTCAGTCTGCTCTTGCGATCAGTACCGTTGCCCCACTTGCCTGCAAGTACTTCTCTTGCGATCGTATTGACACTCTTCTTTACCGGCTTAATAGTGGCAATCTTCACAGCCTTAGTAGCCAGCTTGCGCCATGATGCAGCGCCGATATATGCCTTGTTGAGGTCAAGGCTACCGTTATAGCCAGGGAGTTTGCCAACGGATGTATACTGTCTGAGTAAACAGTTATAAGCTCCCTCGTTCCACGGATGCTCCTGATAACCAGTCTCAACATAATCTGGGTACTGAGCCACCCACAAGCAATATCCAGCCTTTTTTACGGCGCTCATAGCACTCTTCTGAATGTAAATAAGAGGCTTGATGCCGGTCTTCCGATATACATAGTTACACCATTTCAGACACCATTCCAGATCCTTGACGCCAAACTGAGGGTTATTCTTCGCCTCCCAGTCAAGCACAAGAACGGCTTTGCCGATATACTTCTTGACATATGCAAGGAAGTAGTCAGCCTCTTCTTTTACGTCACCGCCATTGGCGTAATGATACGCACCTAACAGTTTTTTCTTGTTCAGAACTTTGTCACAATGACTTGTAAAGTATCTGTTCTTATAGCTTGTTCCCTCAGTTGCTTTGACAATGCAAAAATCAAAAGGGACTTTGCTTAAATCTATATTTTCATCGCCTTGCCAGGCACTAATATCTATTCCGTTCATTGTTTGTACCTCCTTTTACATTAAAAAAGCACCAGTAAAGCTACTGGTGTCTCCAAAGGGTTTATGAGGTTTGAAAAAGTATGAGAAAAAACAAAGTGTCTATCAATCAACTTGTTCATGATATATTATATAATATGTTTTATGGGACATTCTAGGACATTTAGGGACTACTTATATGTGTTTCCCCATTTTTGCTCAAATTCTTGTAATGCTTTACCATGTCTTCGTATGATCTGCTTGTAACAATAGTTCATCTCTATTGCCATTTTTTCAAAAGTCTTTTGCTCAACGTATCTTGAGAATAATATCTGATAAGTCATTTCATCCGACATACTATCTATCTGGGATATAATTATTCGTTTGTTGTCAATGTATCTATCAACAAGCATATCTATTTCATTTTCCATTTGCTCAATTTTAGATACAATTTTGTCCATTGTGTCATAGCTAGGTGATGACTGTACTCTTTCATCATTTTTGACTGCTGATACGCTACAAGCCATAGATCTGTACTGTGCAAGCTCCACTAGCTTATTATTGATAAGTCGGTCATATCTGCCTATTTGTTGCAAGTATTCCTTTGTTTCCACTAATCAATACCTCCTAAATGGATTTAATGTCGCCTCTGCTACTGCTGTATTCTCCGGATTTTCAATAAACATTTCCAACTGAGTGATTCCGTCTGCTGCATCATCATGCTCATTGCCACCAATACTAACAAACATTGTCAGCTCATCCATAGCAGCTTGATATTCGTCATCTCTGTAATACCTCTTTATTCCAAGTTCTGCATCTTTTTGCATCTGCTCTTGGGTTCTTCTATGTGTGTCCAAAAATATAAACTTACGTTTTACATCGCCAGAATAGGCTATTATCTTTGCTAACTTTTCAACTTTGTTTGGGGCTTTGCGACTTGAACATGAGCATTTATAGCCCTGTTCTTGCAGTTTTTCATCTACATATTGGCAATAAAGATCACCACCAACATTACCCTCAAATCTAGTTTGCCTTATTCCATTTTCAATAATTCGACCTACAACAAGTGGCACTGTAACCTCTTTTGTGCCTTTATTAAACACCCAACCTATGATATAAACATCACCGTTGTCATATTCAACGCCAATAGGCATTGATAAGCTATCTCCACCACCCCAGGCTATATCTGTAACACCGATGTGCCTACAATCTCCGTCTGGTAAAACTCCGTTAAAATATCTAAGATTCTCTGTTGGGAATAGCAATCCCTCACGGACGTAAGGCTTTTGCATGAACTTAGCCATCCATTCAGCGTTATCCAACTTGTCTCGCATATCCCTATAGTATTCCGTGGAAAATCCGTTTATTTCATAGTTGAAATTACTTTCATCATTTTCATTAAGTGCCGGTATTTGCCTGAATCTATATTGAGGGTCTTTTTCATATTGTTTTCTGAGACGTTCTAGTGGGTCTAGGACATTCCAAAGAGTACCAACCATCAATTCTCTTGCACCGTCGTTTTTACGGTCTACCATTTTATTAAGGTATTCCTGATAGGTATTCTCCATACGTGTAGGTGACAGAGAATGTTCACGATCACGCACAAGGTCATCGACATACAGATATCCGTCTGCTGATACATCAACGGCACCTGTCCATGTACCATCAATACCCCTACAAGTAATTGTTGCAAATCTGTCCGGGTCACCAAGCGTAATTGTAAATTCATCCGCACTTTTATCCGTAACAACCGATTTGTATTTTGGGTGATAATAACCAAACAATTCTCCAAATGTGTACTCAGGCGTTGATACAAGATTCATAAGTTCTTTGTAAAATCCCTTAGCAAGTATTCCTGAATGTCCACCCATCGCTGAATGGCTATTTGGTCTGCGTAGCATAATCCACGCAAGGAAAAAAATACAAATCGTACTCTTTCCAACACGGGACGGCATAGACAAGCCATAGAACTTGATTTTGCGCTGCTCCAAATCTTCCAAATCTTGTGCAACAACATTTAAGGTTTTCCGCCTGGGCTGATAAAATCTCTTCTGCCAAGCTCTATTCTTCTCCATGTAAAAAATAAAACTTTCAAATTTATCATAAGATTCAAGTTTCAGAATTTGATAATATTGATTGACAAGCTCTATCTCTGTCTTGTTTGCCTGGGCGAATTTCTCTATTTCCCATATATCCATTCCGAATTGTTTCAAACAAAATTGATTCACGATTGCTTTTGACCTTGACGTGCATTCGAGCATTGTAGTGATATCACCGTCATTTTTGGCTAGTTGGCAAGTATCAAGATAGGCATTAATAATTGTTTCGTCTATGCCCCGAATATCTATGTATTTTTCGCAATCCTTAATCAAATTCTGTAATTCAGACATAAAAATAGCACCTCGCTAAAAAGCAGAGGTGCTACGGCCTCTGCCTATAATTTTTCTAGGGTAGCGGCTACAATCAATCTGTAGCCGGTAATATATTTATTTGCCAATTCCTACAGTTCCTAAGTATTCAACACTGTCTTTTGAAGTATAGACAATGATTTTATCGTTGCGAACCATATTGGGTTTTTCTGTAACTTCGATTTTGTTCTCATCTTCTGTAAAAATAAATTCAACACTTCCATTGTAGGTTATCAGTTGTCTGTTTATACAAACTGTAATTATCTCATAGTTGTAAGCAGGGGCGCGTGAAACTGTACTTTGGTATCTAGCGTAAATTCCACTTTGTATCTCTTCTATTTCGCATTCGTATTTTTCAGTTTTATTAACCCAATTTAAAAATAATATCAGTGCAACAATGCTAATAACAATAACAATAGTGGGAATAATGATTTTAAAAAATTTTTTCATAAAAATTCCTTTCCACTGATAATCAATAACTAAACATTTACTAATTCATCTGCATACCTTGTCATTTCAATTTGAGTTCCATTATCATCTTTTGTGCAAACAGTCACATATCTACTGGAGATGCTTTTAATATCTCCTATGCGGATTTCTGTTTCATCATCTTTAAATCTGTAACACTCACGCATTTTCTCAATACAGTTATTCATCTCTAATATTTTCATAATATCACTCCTAACAATTTATCTTTATTCCCTCTGTCAATATGGCGGTTTCATCCTCATTTAGAATTGTATTTCCGTTTTCATCCGTTTTATGCCATCGTGCATTAACTTTAATCATTGGACTTTGGTTTGAATGACCGATAAAATGTAACTCCATGTCCGTGCAGTTTACTTTTTTGCCGTCAATAAACACTTGTGTAGTTTGTCCATCGGATTTTATCATAATTTTTTCTTCTGCCGACTCAAATGGTTCACATTTATACATAGATTTCCAACTATCCTCATACCACCTATCCATTTGAGCAATAACACTTTTTGCATAATATGTAGGTTTGCTCATTGTCTTTGTACGGTTGCATAAGACCTCTTGATAGTTTTCAATTATAAATCGACAAACATTGCCATCGTATTCATAATCTCTGTAAAATTGATAAAATGTTTTTAAATTTTTAACAAAATCAATTAGTGTTTTCATTTCTCATAAACCTCTTAAAATCTTTCCTACACTTAGGGCACAAATCATATTTGTGTTCGTTTCTCCATATAGCCATTGGGAGTGTTTGTTTTGCTAAATCTTCTGTCGTGTATATAGTTTTCTTATGTAAAGGTTCTAATTCTTCTGTTTTGAAATGAGCGTATTTCTCATTGTAAAATGTCATTTCTTTTCCGCACCTGTCGCAAGTGTACCATTCTCTTTCATGTTTCATTAAATCTCTCCCATGATTGTGGCAAATACTCCACAGTTCCATCATTTTCCGACTTTTGCCATCCACTATCGCTACTGTAGTTATCACGACAAATAGCACCTGTGCGTGATACCACAATATAATTGCCATCTTTTTCAGGATTGCCACGTCTAAAGTGCTCTTCTGTGTATTCTTGTTTACGATTGTCCACCGTCATTATTATTCTCATTCCAATACACCTTAAACCCATGCTTTTTATATTCTGCAACCGCATTTTTAAGACTGCCTATATCTTCATATTTCTCGTTTAGCATAATTGCTTTGTCATCCTTAACTACGGCATATATGCCAAATTTAACAGCCTTTGACGCTATTTTGAGAACTCCTCTAAAGCCTTTTCTATTCATCGTGTACACGCTAGCATCAATATTAACTATCATTCCTCCATCAACTTCCTGCCACAAATAGGGCAATAATTTATGTCAAACTGCCCCGACCCATATTCGTTTCCACTATTGTCATAAGACAGATGCCAGTTATATGTATTGCCAACTATCATTGCATTTCCGTATGTATAACCATTTTCTATCTTTTCACTTTTGCCATCGCAAAATCTACACATTTTTACTTCTCCTCATCTTTAAAAACAAACAACGTGTCCGGAAATGGTTCTCCGCTAAATAGCATATTGAGGTATTTCAAAAAGGTCGGAGTACTCATTCCGGCTATTCGTGCAGCTTTAGCCTGTGTAACTCTACCAGCCATATATTCTGCTACTGCCTCTGAAAATTTATCCGGATCGCACCTATGTGTGCCTTTAGCCATATTTTCACCTCGTAATAACATTTAACAAATAGCAGAGATGGGATTTGAACCCATGACCTCTAGCTTATGAGGCTAGCGAGCTGCCAGACTGCTCTACTCCGCGTCATTATTTATATGGCATACTATATAGCCGTATGCCGGGGCTTGTGATTATTTACTCTGGGAGGAGTATTCGACCGCCTATACGGTTACAGTTGGCGTCTGTAGGTTGATTTTCACATAATCCCATCGGACCTGGTGACGGTCCTTTAATCAGCATTCCGCTAGTGAGTGAAAGGAGCACAAATGAAACAAACATTTGTCCGGTCAAGGCAAAAGAATTTGAAAACCTTAACCGCATGAACGATATGGGACTCGAACCCATGGCCCATAGATTAAAAATCTATTGCTCTCCCAACTGAGCTAATCATTCACATTCGCCTTGTATGGTCTCAAGGCTCCCATGGTTAGTCATGGTGGACTGTATAGGTGGAAAGGCTACTTGCAATAACTGCCTATACTCAGTAGCGGGGCTAGAGGGATTTGAACCCTCGAATACAGGAGTCAAAGTCCTGTGCCTTACCACTTGGCGATAACCCTATTTGTATTTCTCCATTTCATTAACACTCATACCGACTATTCCGGCTGATTCATCACTGTCGGTATGTTTAAAGTATTCTCCACTTTGCGGCCACATATATCTAAACATAGCATAATTGGCAACATCAAGAAGATATTCCGTATTCCCTGTCTCTTTAAACTTTGCAAGGCATTTTTCAAGGCTGCCTATTGCATCAACGTTGCCTGTAGCAAAATTTCTTCCAGCTCTGCCATACTTATAATGACTTTGAACCACTAAAGCCTTGCGTTTTTCATCAAATTGTAAACTGTAATCAGTTTTCAGAATATCATCAGTCACACTCATTGTTTTTGCCCTCATAATCCAAACATACATGTCCAGGTTCAACATAATCTGAATAATATTCGCTGTTCTGATTGTTACAAACCTTATCACCATCTTCTGTTATGCAGTATTCACAATTGCTGCATTTATCTTTCGCCATAGTGATTACCTCCCAATGTTTAGTTATTCTTGCTGAGATTTATCCCAAACGCCACGGCCTTAATTAAAGCAATTATGCCTAACAATATGTATATCCAAACAGGGGCATTAAGTTTTATGGCAATCCAAAGCAAAATGATAAGTTCAATCATATGTCACCCTCCTGTTTGTGGTTGGCTCTCCAAGTATCAAATCCATCTGGATATCTGTTTTCAAGTTTTTCCTTGTTCGTCTGCATAACATCATCAAGTGTAAAACCGCTTGCATCACAGATCATGGCAACATACCACATTACATCGCCACATTCTTTTTTCAAGTGGTCTATGTCTATGCCTTTTTCGTGAAATACGCCCTTTTTAACAAGATCAGCAACTTCTCCTGATTCGCCTGTAAGACCTATAACACCATTAAGCAGTTCAGCAACGTCTATTCCATTTGTTGTTGAAACAGCATTAAGAAGTCTATCTCTATTCCTGCCATCATTTGTACGCATGGCAGCCATCTGATATTCAATTCCGTTCATTTTGTTCCTTTTGGGGATTTTATAGTTTTGTCTGATGTGATTAAAGAATATCTATCTGACTGATAGATAACTATTATGTATGCATTATACACATACTGTTTGGATTTTGTCTATATTTTTTTCTGAATTGCGATTATATCGTCTATTGGGACTTTAAACAGTGCTGATAAAATTATCAGATTGTCAACTGTAGGTATTGATCTTCCTTTTTGCCACTTGTATATCGCATTTGGATTTGTAAATCTAAGTATGTTTTGTAAATCCTTAACACTTAGTCCTTGTTGTTTTCGATAATATACTATGTTTTGACCTGTTTTACACATGTCTATAACAGGTATATCAATCATATATTCTCACCAACCCTATGTTTATTTGTTTTGTCGTTATGTGTAGATTTATACTTGATATATTTATATGTGGCTGATAAGGTCTTTTTTTATTTTAAAAATATTTGGGGGGCTTAGTAGGGGCTCTCCTGGGATCCTGTCACACCCCCACCCCCTCCAGTGTTCTTTTTTAGCACTCATTTCGTTTAGGTGCTAATATTGCTTTAATTGTTCGCACAATTTATTATTATGTCGCTTATACCTTTGTATCTATTCGCAAAACCCTTGTTTTGCGCACATTTATATATTTACTCTGTATTGTTACCGCTCAAAAGTGGCTTATTTCCTACGTTTTCAGCCTGTCCTAAATTGTTTGAATTGTTCACACAATTTGACACAGTGCAATCAACCTCTATGGTCTTCGCCTGTGCTGAATTGTCTGGAAGTTTGGCACAATTTGACTCTAACAATTTGCGCACATCTGAGGCAGTCAGAGCGATTGTGCCACCTCCGGCAGTAGCTCCGCTGGCATCGTTCCAGCCGTATTCCCTGTTTTGTATTGCGATTAAACCAACCGCCTGTTTTGTGTCAATTAGTCGATTTGTCAGACAATTCTCACGAAAACCGCGCAATTTTTTGTAAATTCTTGTCCGCGGGTGGCTTGGCTTATCCTTGCCCCACTCTGTTATTGTATCATTGTCAATGCCTGTCAAGTGGCAATAGTCTATTATTGATGGCACTTTATTATATAAACCACAAATATATATATAATACTCGCATATATCTAAACATTTATTATAATCATACATATTAGAATATATAGCACCATTGGACGTATATATATTATTATTATTTAGTAATCTATCTGTGCCTTTAAACATACGTCTATATATATACATCATAGCACCAGACCACAGATTTTGTGGGCAGTTTGTGAGATCATCAATAGGCGGCTTGTGATTGTCGCAGAACTCTTGTAAATACATATCTATTTCATTATCAAATATTTCTACCTCCTGGCTATTCTCCATGTTTCCGCCTCCTCTCTAGCTATATATTATATATACATATACAACAAAACCGCATAGAATACAATTAAATATACTCTATGCGGTTAATACCTCTTTAGTGTTTTGATATGAATAAAAAACATCAATAAAACATATACCATTGTTTTATTTATTTGTCAACATTTGATTTATGGCCAGTTTGCGATCTGATCCCACATTCTGTTATATTCCTCTATCGCCTCTTGATCTGTCAGATCAAACAGTGTCGGATAGTTCCAACTTCCGTCACTCTGCCGCCCGGCTTTGTGCTGCTCAAGCTGATCTATGCAGATGCTAGCGCATACATGCGCATAAGGTCCAAAATCCAGCATGCAGCGCGCCCGGCCGTTTTCTTCTTCAAAAATCGCGAATATGTCACACATAGACGCCGGAGGCAGTCCGCTTTTCTGTGCTACTTTGTTATACTCCTTTATCATTGTTTGACGGCTTTTTATATTTAACTTATAGCAATAACCACGTTCCAACACTTTTTCTATACCTCCAACATTTTAAATATATAATAAGCATAAAAAAACACGGTCTAAATATCAATTTAAACCGTGTGACAAAGTTTGACAAATTTTGATTTATAAAAAGCCCTTATATTCTTTCATTTCGCGGTATTCTATACCGCGCTTTGCTAATATTTCACTTCTAACGCTTATGACTTCATCATCTAAGCCATCAAAATTTGGAATTTTTGCGGTGCATTCTCTATCTTTATTCTCCGTGAATGCTATCGGGCTGTTGTTTTTCCCCGCATAAGCCCACATATAACTGTATTCAAGGGCGTTAATGTTTGCGCCTCCGCTTTTTATGTCTTCCGCGTAAGCCTCCGCAAAATATATTATATCATTTACAGCATCCGGAAAAAACTCGCCCTTTACTGTTTCGCTATTCATCGCGCGCAATTTTCTAAAATTTACGCTTACGCCCTGAACGTTTGCACATAAATAGCGATTACCAGCCTCTGAAGTTATCCACTCCGTATTATATCCCATTTCATTAACTTTCTTTTCTACTTCCTCAATCTTCATTTTTAAATTCTCCTTTGTTTTTATAAAATATACTGTATCACATATCTGTCACCCTCAAAAGTGACTAAATCCATATCCCAGTTTACAAGCGGGCCATCATCTGAAGTATCCACTTCATGCTTCAACTGCTGTTTATATTCTTCTTCTAACTCTCCGGCGTACTCGTCAAAGTGCTTTAAATAGTCCTTGTACTCGTAGACTATGGCGCCACGCCTTAAATATTCTTCTGCCTCTCTTTTGGCCTTGTTTGTGGCCATTATTATTTTTATATCTTTATCCATTTCCCTTGACCTCCTCAGTATCATATACTATTATATAATAGTCTCATATCATGGTTGCTTGATATGATGGACCGCTAGCAACTCCAGCGGCCACGGATTGAAACAATAATGTTTTTAATATAGCGGGTATAAGCTCGCTATATTATTTTGCCATTTTGCCGGCGCTGTAACAGTTGTAAAAACTATCTACAAGCTTCCCTAGCTGCTCCGGTGTCAACTGTTCTTTCAGTTCTTCCGGGATCCATTTATACGATTCCTGAAACGTATCTTCCACATTCCCGATCTTTGCACTTTTTCTTACAAGCTCCAGCTTGTACATTTCGCCAAGCTCATCAATTGTGATCTCCCCAGCTTTTACCGCCTTGCGGCCCTCTTTTGTCAATATTGACAGTGCTTTATTTTTGCTTATAACTCCTATTCCTTCAATTCTCATTTTTGCCCTCTCTTTCTCCGCCTCTGGCGGTTGTTCCTTGTCTTATCTGTTGACTATACAATAGCATAAGTGCGTTATAATGTCAATATGTATATGTGCGTTATTTTAATATCTTTTCAAGCTCATCAAGTTTATTCAATATAGTATCTCTTATAAATGCTGAATTTGTTTTATTGAGGTTTAACGCTTCAATGCGTTCCTTTGTTCCTCGCGGAAATACAATATTAAGTCTATAGTTGTTGTTCTCGTATCTCCTTACTGCCTTGCGCTGGCTCTGACTTGTTTTTAATTCTGCCATTTGCCTTACCTCCTTATATATGATAGATCAACAATAGCATAAGTGCGTTATAATGTCAATATGTATATGTGCGTTATACACAATGCACATATTTAATGTATTATATGTGCGTTATTTTGGTTATTATTCCATCTTGTTTCAAATGTATAAGTGCGTTATAATTTAGTCACATTAAAGAGATAGCGCCTTGACAATTCCACATGACAGACATTGACGACTTGCAAGAGCTTGCCGCCGGTGTCTGGTGGATAGCAAGGCAGAAAATACAAAGGAGATAAAAAGATGAGAAACTACACAATTAAGGACAAGACAACAAGGAACTATATAGGAACTGTAAGAATGACACCAGATCAGGCAAAGAAAGCCCAGGCAGATTTCATTGTTAAGGAGGCATAGAATATGAAAACAACAATTAAAGTGAAATTCACAGACGAGACAACAGATGTATACACGCTCGATCCGCAAGACTTAAATTTTGAGCTTGCTGGATTGATAGCAGATGAAGAAGTCAAAAGTTTTTCTATAGAATGTATAAAGGAGGTATAAGAAATGGTTATTGGTACATTGGAGGATGGTAGAAAATGCGTTTATGATCTCCCAACTGAGATCAAGACAGCGGAGCAATTTAAAAACCTCATATATGATTATCACGATGACGATTGGGCGGAGAGGACGCGCCCGGAGTTGTTCGGACAGCCGAGATTATCGGGGCTTAATGGCCCAATGTGGAACGGCTGGGGAGTTCTTAAGAGTACCGGGGAAATGGTGGCAATTATTCGATATGAAAAGCCTAGCAAATATTAACGGCCGAAACGCTCCAACTTTCGGAGCGTCAGCCGGGGATGGTCTCCCGGCTCTGATGATGGCAGACCGGAATAATACATTTTAGGAGGTAACAACATGAGAAACTACACAGAGGAAATAAGGGCACAGCACAACGGCAAAATTTACAGAGAGGTAATAACTTTTACTGATCTGGATAAGAACGGCAACAAGATAATTGTTGAGCTGTTAAGAGGACGCAGAGGAAAGGCGGGATATATCGCCGCTGATGTTACAAGGCTGGACGGCGAAGGTGTTTACACTGGTGCAATGGATCTTAACCCGCAGGTGGAGAGACAGGAAAGGAGCATAAACGGCGTTAAATGTGTTAATTACGTTGTTACTCCGGATTGGCTTCTTGCTCCAACGACTGAGAACAAAAAGAAAATATTAGACGAGATAGCCCGCCGGGCATTCTCGTAAAATCGGCAAGAATTAAAGGAATTTCGGGCGGTTCGATTCCGCCCCTTGCTGCTACCCGTAGAGGGAATAAAACAAAAAGGAGAATAAACACAATGAAAATTGACATGTACAACGGCGACCACGCCACGGATGCGGACAAGATCAGAATATTTTTTAATGATTCAACCTGTAATTACTGGGGTTGGATCTACAAAAATAATAACATCATTGGCGATTTTACTGCCAAGGATTCAACGGAAATTAATTTATATTTTCCGCAGTTTACAATAAATTATGATTAAGTATTGAAATTATTATATTATTATGATAAATTAAATATAATTTCTACTTATGTAGATAAATTATATTTTTTATCATTTATTTTTTTAAAATAAGGAGGTAAAGAATATGTTAAATTGGCAAGGCTGTAGAAACGTTACAGAAAACGAAAAAAAAGCAATTAACACCGCATTGGAGGAATTAAATTTCTCAGGAAAAACAACCGAAGAAATACAAGAATTAATAAACAATGACGTCATTGTTTTGTCGGATTGTCGCAGTGGGAGAACATGCATATGGTATCTTGATGGTGATGGTTTTGATTGCGCTGTATATGTTGACAATTGCGAAGTTCTAGCAGAAGAACAAGAGAAAAAAGAATTATTGTAGAAAAAAGGGGCGCATGTGCGCCCTTTTTTGCCGTTCCTGGTGGGTTGTGGCTGGTTCAATTCCAGCCGGGCGGCTTCTGATCTTTGATAATATAATATTGCTATGTCGGCGCCTGTGTGCTATGCTGTTAATGTATAGCCTTATTAATTGTATATTTATATCTAATTGTGTGAATTGTTTATACAATTCTATGCAATTATATCATATGTTACGGCTTATTAATTGCGCCTACCTGCTGCCGTTTCTGGTGGTTGATCTCGCTCGGTTTATATTGCTGTTGTATGAGCAAAAATAACAACGCGTTTATTTGCGTTTTAAGGCTTTTTGAATGTGTGGGCGTGTAAATCTGCTAACAGTGACACGCAAAGCAGTGAACAAAGTCTAGCGCGGCGACAATGGCATATTATAACCCCTGTTGGCGGTGTTCTTTTGCCGTGTGGCTGGTCCCGGTTTGGGTTATGCCTTACTTTGCCACGTTGAAGTGTTTTGATTCTGTTCAAAAATCCGAACAAAACTCGCATGAAATTGATGAAAAGTTGAGAAAAAATTTTTTGACCGTCTGAAATTTTCAGAATTATTTGATAGGGGGGTATACATTAATCCGAATATTTTTTTATAAGAATTTTTGAAAAATTAATTTTTATTTTTGATTTGATACAATAACAAGCGCTTTGGCAAGATAGTGTGATTGCCCTAACTCTTCTATCAGCTTTTGCCGGGTCATGTCCGGATTGGTTCGTCTTATATACTTTAATATCTTATCTATGTTATCCATACATTCTATCTCCCATATATCCTGTTAATATATCAACAATTTCAAATACTTGGTCACCGTATGTAGCAACAAAATCACACAGCATTTCCTCCTGTTCTATCGGCATATATATGTTATACGACATACAAACACAATGACACAGTTCATGTATAAGCACTTTACGCAAAAATGCACCATGCAAACTTTTAGCCAAATATATACAGTGGGTATTCATGTCTGTTACTCCCACGCTCATAGATCCGTCTGTACGGCTCAATAGTGAATTTTTATTGTCCACCCATACAATTTGCCATCGAATACCATTTAATTCAAAATTCAATCTATGTGCCCCCTTAAAACGCAAGAGAGCGACTATGCACTCCCTCACGCTTATATACATCATGTGTAATTGTTACAGTTTTGTTACAAGTGTAGACATTTTTGACTTGAGCATCGATCGCTCTTCTGGGGTCATGCTGCCGATCACATCTGTAATGTCCTCACTAACTCCTTTGAGGTACTTCTCAAGTTCCTGCATAGTCGTGTCTTTATCCTTATGCATTTCTTTAGCCTCGATGTATGATCTCCTCATCATGCCACTTTTGCCTTCTCTGCTGTCTCTTGTAGCAGTCGTTGGCTCTGTATAGTGCATTCTACCACTCATGCGATCAAGGTCTCTCATTCTTTCCTGCACTGGCTTATCTTCCCATGTCCTGTAATCATCTGGCATTTGATGAAAATAAAGCGGCTCTATATAACCTCTCCTTGTTCCTCTACCTTTCGGTGCAAGTCTGCCGTTAGCATAGCGGTAGTTATCATAGAATCTTCTATCTGGATAATCTTCGTACTGTTCAACCATACGCATAATATCCTCATTATCTTCTGATTTTTCCATAGCTTCAACAATTCTGTAATCCTTGTCAAAACAAGCTATGTTCTTTGCTATTTCTGTAAAATCTTTTAAATCGTCAAGGTTTTGTCCCTCAAAGTTATCCAATCCGATTGATTCAACCTTTGCTTTTACGCACTCCATTATTTGTTTTGCCCATCTATGCATAATCCTCACCCCCTATGCTAAACGCTCAATCGTTATATTTGCGTTTGCAACATTGACAGCCTGTGATGATGTATTCTTAACAGATACTGCCATGCAACAACCACAAGGAATCCATACGTCTGTTGCCATAGCTACATTGTTAAATTCATCAACCGCAGCTGGTGTTGATATTGCAAGCGTTGATAAGTCCGGCTCGCCCTCTATCGCTATTGCTAATGAAATTGTTCCAGCCGTTCCGCCTGTAGGCACTGCTATATTGCCGGAAAATGATACTCTATACTTGGCGCGGCGGTTATTTGTTGCACCTTTAAGATTAATAAGTCCACTACCTGTCCTATGTGTTATTATTCCTCTGTTGCACACTGACGTTGGTGTGTCGGTGAACAAGACATTCCCATTTGCGGCTACTTCCTGAGTAGCCACGTTGCTATATTCAGCCATTTTCTTTACCTCTCTTTCACAAAATAAGGGCAAACATATTTCAGTCTGCCCTTGGGTTAAAAAGTAATACTGCATAGCAGACATAATCATGTTCAATCGGTTAAAACCGGTTAAATCGGTTAAAATCGAGTTCAACTCAATTAAGATACTCAATTATTCGTTTTTACGTAGCTGCTACTTTTAGCAGCCACAGCCTGCATTGCAACCACATCCATAAGCATAAGCATTAGGATTAGGCACAACATAAGCTGGAATAGCTGTAGGATTTACAGAGTTGACAATCTGCTGTGCCTGTGCTGTCATTGCAGTAGTCAGAAGTGCATTCTGTCTATCCTGTGATGCGGCGAGCCTTAAGCTATTGTTTTCTGCCTGCAATGTGGCTATCTTGTCCTGAGTCAGGAAATCAAGGATGCTTCTCGTGCTGTTCTCGATAGCCTGTCTTGTCTCACAAGCCTGTGTAGCCATGTTGTAGTTGGTGTCGCAGAAACCTCTCTCAATCTGTCTCTGAGTCTCACAGCAACAAGCGGCATTCTGAGCAGCCATGTTGTTAAGGGTTGCCTGAATAGCATTTGTGTTCTGCATACCAGCTACAGTGTCAGCGTTGATCGCCTGTTGTATGCCATAGCCTGTCTGCATGATATTTGTGTTAATGCCGTTAAAACCAGTAAGCATGCTGTTGTTCATGGCATAAAATCCATCACAAAGTCCGTTAGAAATGCCGTCTAACTTGCTGATAACTGCTGAATTATCAAATCCTCTCTGAATATCAGCCTGTGTAGCTGCTGTCGCAACATAGCCACCGCCATTGTTGCCGCCAAAACCGCCAAATCCACCATTGCCCCATCCAAAGAGCAAGGCAAATACAACGATTATCCAAAGCCATCCGCCGTCAGCCCAACCACCATTGTTATTGCCATTACCATCAATGTTAGCCACTAAAGGTACGCTGGCACAATTTGAGTTTGAAAACATATTGTTACCTCCTGAAAATATATTCATAAAGATGTCACCTAGGTAATTTGCAAAGACATCTAATATGCTACTAATTACCAAATCTACTTTTTATCTGATTAAATACATCATCTGCATTTAATCCCTTTTCTTTGCACAAGTTTCTAGCCATTTGCTCTATGCCTTGCATATTGCCCTGCTGTGCCATCTGCATAGTGTTTTTCATCATAGGATTACTCATAATTTGATTATTTCCCATCATCTGCTGTATAAACTGTTGTGGACCAGCTTTCATCATTTGAAAAATGTTAATTGGGTTCATTCTTCGTCACCACCTTTACTTTGTGATCGCGAATTTTTTCTTTGAGAACTTGTTAGTTTGCTTTCAATTTCTTCAATTTTTGAATACAGATTATCCAATCTTGTTGTAATACCCTCTGTAACGCTTTCTGATAGGTCTATTTTAAATTTTTCTGCATCAAAAGTATTATTTACTGCCTGTGTCGGTTTTGTGTCTCTAACAGGCTTATACACGATTGTTTCAATTTGCCCTTCTGCGTTCCATCCCTTAACATAAATCTCGGACAAATCTTGTTTAGGGAAAAAAGCAGCGGTGCCATCCATCGGAACATCGTTTGCCGTTATTGCCTCTAAAGTTTGAACAACCTTACCTGTAAGCGGCTTTACTTGTGGCTGCATTACTTGTTGGGGTTGCTCTACTGGCATAGGCTGAACCTGAGATTGTGGTCTAGTTGTCCATGGATTGTACATTTGGGGTGTATAAGCCATTTGTGGCTGACTATAAATCATATTTTGATAAGGTGTCTGTGCTATCATCTGATTTCTCCTTTTCAAGTTCTTCGTCAATTGCGTGTATCATTGTCGATTGATATATAAGTGGCACTTTTGCCACATCTTCCCTAGAAAAAATACGTTCCAGTATTTCGTCAGTAATCATAAGCCACCTCCTATAATTCTATTTTTGCATAAAAAAAGAGCGGTAACGAGTTCGTTATCCGCTCATAATCAGCTCACCAAAGTGTCATTATTGTATCACCCGGTTTATCTTTCGGTCTACTTGATGTGCTATCCGTTTTATTGTCGACACACTCATATTCATCAACTCGGCGCACATTTCATATGTGTATTGTTTGTTGCGCAACTCATACAGTTCTAATTCTCGCTCTGTGAAGTTGGCATTTAATCTTATGTACTCATATTCAGCCTTTATCAGCTTAGATATATCAATCATCAATATACCTCCTAAGTACACACTCAACATATCACACAGTTTTAAAAATGGCAATAAAAAAAGACGCATTATGCGTCATGTGTCAAAAAGAATGTAGTGTATATGCGGTATAGCACCACCTTAACGCCATAGGAACTGCATTATGTAAGTGCTAAAAGTTTTTTAGCTGAATTTCTATATCGTCCTTGCCTACAATCACCTTATCAATTATAGTTTTGAGTATAGAGTTTTTATGAGACTTGCTGATACCATTCCAGATGTCGGCAAGTTTTTTTATATTTTCATAGACAAATTCTTTTTTCTGCTCATGCTGACCATTTTTTCTTTCAGCTGAGATTTTTTCAGTAGTCTCTCTGATCTCAGTCTCCAAAGTTTTAATCATATTCAGAACCATGTCGTTTCCCTCTGCATACAGGGTGTATAGCCGTTTTAGCTTTGCTTTTTGTTTTTCAAGCTGGTTAGTCAGTATTTGCAACTTTGTTTCTTTTGCCTTTGGCTTGTATTGTGATAGATTTATTGAGATGTCAAGTATTTCATGCTCAAATGCTTTTTCAATATCGCTTGCCCATGCTCCGGGGTTGTCGCAATCTGCATTGTAGTTCGGCAAGTAGTCCAAGTATTTGTCGTGTGAGCAACAATATATCTTGTGAATCCCCATGCCGGTTATCTTCTGGTATCGCATCTTGCAACCGCAGTTTTTACAGTAACACAAACCTGTAAGCAAATGTGGCTCAGTAAGACTGTATGTATGTTGTTTACGTCTACTTTTTCTCAACTCCTGAGCAAGATAAAATTTGTCATTCTCAAATATCGACTCATGCAATCCTTTATATGTGCCGCCCTTGTATGGGATATAACCGATATTAACAACCCCTGTGAGGATATTTCTCACAACAAATTCACTTTTGTAGCCAAGTAGTCTTTGAATTTTTAAGTCGGACATACCGTCAATAAACAAGTCCATAGCTCTATTAGCCTGTTCGGCACGCTCAGGAATCGGTACAAGATAGCCAAGGTTCTTATCGTATCGGTAACAGTATGGTGTATTGCCACCGCCCATCCAGTAGCCATTTTTAACTCTCTCCAGCATACCGCCGCGCATTCTCAGCAACATTGTGTTTCTATCGTATTCAGCAACTGCTGCCATAATATGTGTTTGAAACTTGTCTTGTGGTGTTTCATATCTAGCAAAATCGTGTACGCTATTAACTCTGACACCTTTCGGTGTAAAGAGTTTCTCAATCATGTATAGCGCGTCTACCGAGTCCCTTGCCAGTCTGTCCAGCTTATAAACAACAATGTTGCTTATTTTTGATATGTCCGATATAAGCCGTTGCAGTTCAACACGCTTGCTCATGTCCATCCCAGATAGTCCAGCATCAATATACCAATCAGTGATTAGCATTTCATTTTTCTTACAATATTCTTCGATATCTCTTTTTTGACTTTCAAGACCGTAACCCTCTTCAACCTGTCTTTCTGTTGACACTCTTATATATGCCACACATTCCATTTCTATTGTCCTCCTACGTAAAATGTGCCGCATATACACTACATTCTACGGCACATTCTACTTGTCATTTATTTACTTGTCAACCAATCATGCTAGCTATTGTTCTCGCCACATCATCAGGCAGAACAATATCAGCAATATTCACTTTTTTACCGCTTTGTGTAACCACAACATTCATCTGCTTTTCCTCCGATACTCTGCCTTTACCTTTATACTTCTGTCTATCAAATACTTGTCAACCGCTCGACTCTTCGACCTTTCGTTAAACACTTTGCTGTTCCATTCATCATATACTTTTCTCCACGCTAGGTACCGCTCACAGTCTGAATGACAACCAATATGTCTGTCGGGGCAGTCTTTACACGGATTGTCTTTCTTTGTTGTCATCTGTCGCTCGCCTCCTTTGACTTATCTGATACTGTCGCCTGTTATATGCACTCCTGTCAGCCTTTGCCGAGTTGATAAGATTGAGCTGGTAGTGGTGCTCACATAACTTATACCCATCCTTAACAGGATTATCACAAAATCGACATATACCTCTCTCGTATTTTTCTTGCGCATTTATTTTTATTTCTGCCCTTTTTCTTCGTCGGTACTCGTTGTTTTTTTCGGTGCAATACGTGCATGTGTGTGCACCATCTTTAGCTGGTCGTTTTCCACACCTCGTACAAATGCCTTTTTCAACCCTTTCGGCATATTTGGTTTTCGCCCATTCCGCGTGTTGTTTGTTGGTGTTTTCTCTGTCTGACTCCCTTTTTCTTAGCTTCCACTCAGATTCTCGTGCGCGACACTCAGGGCAGTGCCTTTCAGTCCCCATTAATTTATTTATTCGGCATGTAGGGCATATTCCATTATCGGCATACCAGTGTTTTTGTTATATGGAGTCCTCGGTGTGCGCCTTGCAACATTTAGCACAGTAAGCACCTATCCTGTCCAGCGGTTTTCCACATTCGACACATAATCCAGCGGCTTTACGGCGGCGGTACTGTTCTGTTGATGCTCCCATAGTCACTACTCTCTATTCAGTTTATAGTTTTTATCTTGAGTAATCTCAGGCAGATTAGCCTGTTTATCTTGAAGTAATTTAGAATTATTATTGACTTTATCAATCATCTGCCGTATTTCCGACGGCATTCTGTCTATCTCTCTCTGTTGTGCTATCTCTGTTCGATAGCACCGCATGAAGTTGCTACTCACAACATTTTCGTTGAACTCTGTATCTTGCGCCCACATTCTTAGTTGTGCCGGTGATCCGACTGCCCTTTGGCATGTTATCGGTAACTCGTTAAATCTATCTGTAGCATTATAGCTACTATCCGATATTGCCTTGCGAACCAATGACCACGCTTCAGCATCGGTCATTTGCCGAGGAGTAGTTATTGACTTTATTTTGTCTATAACCTGTCCTATTGCCGGAGCAAAGCCGCTGGTGTCCGTTGATATATATGCCTTGATCGCCATGTCGACCTCTGAGTAAGAGTAATCAGCCAACATATCTGTCCAAACAGATACGGTAAAGTCAATGTTAATCGGCTTGTAGTTCGGATATGCAACCATTAACACCGCTATTATCTTACGTGTTTCTTTATCGGTCGTAATCATCACCGCCTATCAGTTCAAATCTGTACTTCTGCTTTGAATTTGGATATTTATTTCTATCGACTTCACTCATAAACATTCCAAGTGGTCTATTCCAAATATGTCCCTCATATTCATACGCAACTGAAACTTCCTCGGTTTCTGTATGCCGTGAAATGCCGATAACGGTAATAACCTTTCCTAACTTGAAATGTCTGTATTTCTCGCCTTTCTGTGGAATAGGTCGGTCAAAGTTGTAAGCGCTATCACAAAAGCCTTTAAAATGCCTTGTCAGTAATGCAAGGTCACAATTTTCTTCCAGTTCTCCATCATTTGAAAAATCTTTGCTTTCACCTAATATGGTTTCAGTCAATGCGCCTTTGAATCCCTCTACATCGTATTGGTTAATGTCTCCATCAACAAAATACCCGCTAAATCTAAATATTTTTGCCATCTTCATCTCTCCTTATCTGCTCCATTAACCTGTCAAACTGATCATTAGCACTCTGCCGTGACTTTGGTGGTTGAACTTTTTTTATTCTGTCCCAGGTTATCCCTTGATAGCCATTTCCAATACTCTCATCAATTATTGCGATGACAGCCTGTTCTCCGTACTCATCTGCCTTGATCTTAATAGTCTTAACCAAGGTTCTCAATCCACTCTCTTTGTATGTGAACCTCCGTTCTTTTTTATATTTAAGCCATGTATTAATACCATCAAGTAAATAATTAGATATATTAAATTCTGTAATTAATTCATCTAGTATATTATTATTTATATTAATATTCTTAGATGTATTAACTATATCTCTTTTATTATTAATATATATATTATTAATATCAGTATCAGATACAGATGCTTGTATGGGGCATGTATGCCCCATAATAGGGGTATCACTTCTTATGCAGCTTACAACATCCAAAACATATTTTTTAAAGGCTTCCGACTTAATATGTTTTGCAACATTTTCAACCCCAGTAAGCGTTTTCTCGGACTTACTCCAGTTGTATTTATACCAATTCAGAATCAATATCTCCTTGGTATTCTTATCAAATTTAATAATCTTGTGAACGTTTTCAAAGCGCTCAAGCAACCTTATTATGGTGTCTTTATTGTACCCGGTATTTCTGGTCATCTGAGAATAGCTAATCTCATAACAACCACAAATATTAGTCTGAGGGTTCGTCAGCAAATAAATATAAAAATACTTATCCTCTGGTGTAAAATCATCCTCAACCTTATTGTCCGTCCAAAATGATAAATGCACACTCCTATATACCGCCATCAAACCTCACTCCTTATATGATTTTAGTCTTCATCTTTTGTAATGTCTTTTTTAGAAAATTTCAATACCCTATCTAAGGATTCATGATACCTACTATCAGTGAGTACATCGTGCATATATAGCATAATTATACAGTCAACTATCTTGTCCCATTTTTCCGAATTTTTAAGTGTATAGTCATTTTGCTTGCACTGAACACTATATTTATCATCCATTGCACCAAAGCAAAAATATTTAGCAGAATTCATAACGCCTCCTTTATTATTTTTACCGCATTTTCCCAGGCATGAATGAAACCCAATGCCCAAAGAACAGTGCCATCCTTAGATTTTAAATCATTAGCCATAGCGCAAGCTCTTTCCCATTCAGGATCAAGTTTTGCCTCTGCTGTTGCTCTAATTCTTTTTGCCAAAATATCCTCCTTTTTTAAATAAATATGCAACTATGTTTTGCATATTTATTCATTTCTCCATACTTTTTCATCAAGAATATATTGCCTAATAAATCTATCCGCATATTGTGGGTGTATCATTGACCTTGCTGTTTTTCTGTCTATACCTAAGGGGTTTTTATTTGTCATATATTGTATTGGCTGCATACTTTCTACTTGTTCCAACGGTTCAAAAACAAGATTATTTTTAGGCTCCAACCCAATAAACCAATATTGAGTAGGCTTTTTATAATAGTCGCCATTCTCCGTTCTATCTTTGTCTATCAAATCAGGTTTTAAGCACCAAAAATTTGTAAGATAATGAAGTCCATTTGTATTTAATGGGTTTTCAATAATTAGCTTTATTTTTTTACGCTGGCAAATTATAACCAGTTTATTCAGCTTTTCATAAAATAAATCAAGTTCTTTGTGCCGTTTAATTGACACTTCGCATTTTTGCTCAATAGAATAATTCCTGTATTGATAAGCTGTGCACGCCAAATGTCTTAACCCCTGATCCGAAAAATAAGTGCAAGGGAAAAATGCAAATATCAAATCATCAGAATTTATTTTATCAAACAAACTCGGTTTACCTTGATACCCCCCCTCAATTTCTTTGAAAAGGTCAATAACATGGTCCGTTTCACCAAATTTATTCTGGATATCATAGTCATAGGCTTCAATTCCATACTTCTTGAAAGCGTTCTTGAATGTTCCTGACTGTTCAAATAAACAATGTACTTTCATACTGTATCTCCTATATAATCACTTAATCTCATTTGTGCCATTTCAGTATCTAACCTCTGCTTTGATGCCTTGTAATAGTATTCGTCAAGTTCAAATCCAACAAATTTATGATTTGTGTTATAGCAAGCTATCAGACTGCTTGCACTGCCTACATGAGTATCAAGTATAATGTCATTAGGCTTTGCGTATCTGCTTAATAACCATTCATATAACGCAACTGGTTTCTGCGTTGGGTGTATGCGCTTTTCATTTAATCTTTTGTTACCCTGCTGGGTAGTACCTTCAGTAATTGATTTCCCTTGGAACATTCCTCGCCACATATAGCGAAAAATATCAACCCTATTATTCATACTGCAGTATGCTATTTCTGCGTCTGACTGGTCACTTCCCTCGTTACATTTATCCCAAACGATACGACCGCCTATTAGCGGATAATCAAAGTAATTGCAACCAAAAATAATTTGATTTTTTGAAACCCTCATAAGTTCATTGAAGTAATCTTCTGAAGGTGGCTCATTATCCCAATTCCGATTTCCGTACTGCCCATCTTTTACGAATATTTTACTTCCGTTTTTCTGCCTAACATATCCGCTTCTATTTCTTCCACCGTGTTCCTTTCTCCCATATGGTGGGTCTACAATCGCAAGGTCAAAATATTTGTCAGGAAATTCTTTCATTCCTTGCATACAATCCATGATGTAATATCCAAAATCTAACATTTTCTCTTACCAAAAGGAAACCTCGGTTTTATGTGCGCACAACCTATTCCTTTCTTTGATTTTTAGTCCTCTTTTACTAAAAAGTTAATGACTATTTTATTGTGTACCAATGTATACAAAACGCCTTTTTCTGCTTCAAAATCAAAAACAGCATATTTTTCTCCACCATTTTCGGTTTCTTCAATACTGTTTACAAGTTGCATTTCTTTAATGCCCCTAGCTTCAAACGCATGTAATACATTTAGTAAATCCTCAACTTCGCTAAAATTTCTGCTTATTGGTAATGCAATCCTCATTCTGAATCACCCACTTTCTTTTCTTTTAAAATTTCATCCAAGCAGGCATTAAAACCTTTGTTTTTAAGTGACGGAAATTCCCATACCGCTTCCATAGGGCCTTCACATTCTAGTAGTTCAACCTCTTCTTTCTTCTCCGGCAACTCTCGGAGTGGACACCAATCCGGCTTATGGTACCAATAATCATCAATCATCCGACACAGTGTGTTATCGTTCGGCTCATCTTCAAGCTCGCAACATGCCTCTACTCCCTCATGTAGTTCTCTACAAAATCTGCAATCACAACAAGTTTCCGGCATATCCATAACCAACACTGCTTTAGCCATCTATTTCACCCACTTTCAGCAAATCCATAAACTTCTCATACTGCTTCTGTGACACCTTATTATTAGTTTTATCCGCTCTAATTTCGATTTTAAGGTGTTTTTCTGCAATAGAGGATAATTCCCTTGCAAGGTTCTTTCTACCTTGCTCTAAGCCATCACGGTAGCCTCTGGATGGTTTAAATTCGTTTATTTTCTCCTTGCCCTCTCCTTGACCGCCAGCTGTCTTGTTGTAACGGCACTGGTAGCCTTTCTTCGTGTACTGCAATATCCAATACTGCTCCATCTGATCTAGTTCAGTTTTAGGGTAGTGGATAAAATTAATCTGCCATCCATAGGGGTTATCCGCACTGTAAAACCCTCGTTTTTTCAATGATAGGTCTATGTGCTGATACCCGGTAAGGTGGCTACACATCCGCTGCAAGATTTTCACAGCTTGACCTATGTAAAAGTAAGATATACCATCCTCATCCGTCCGAGTTAGAAAGTATATACCACTTTTGTCATCAAGGTTTGGATTAACTTTCAAAAGCCTTTCACGGTTGGATTTTTCTATAGCATATATTTTTTTGTAATTTGGCTTACTCGTTTTCTTCACCTCTTTCCGCAATCTCCACGGCATCATCAAATTTTATATTCTTTCAATAATCCCTAGCCTCTATAGGGTCGTTAAGATCAATTACGAATGTTCCGCTTGAACCCCTTGCATAACAAACCCGATTAAGCACAACATTGTGAGAGTCCTCAGCTATTCTATCCGATTCAGAATCCAGCATTTCATTCTGTCTATTTACGTCCATATTTTCAAGGCCTGCTGCATCAATTAATCTCAATCTTCATCACTCCAATCTAATTTCTGACCGCAATCCCAGCAGTAACTTGTAATACTCCGCTCAGTTGCCCATTTTTCAAGGCACATATTCCCACATGAGGGGCACGTATATGTGGAAATTTTCCTAAAAATGCCGCTGTGCGCTGAATATAAGCCATTGTCTATTCTCCTGTCTATTCCTATCAAGTCGGCTATGCGATAAGCAAACGGAAGCCCTGTCTGTCTGTCTGTCTGTCTGTCTGTCTGTCTGTCTGTCTGTCTGTAAGGATTCTAATGTATTTCCTGCTATATGCAACACATTCTGATATTTCCTTTGAAAATATCGGAAATCCATACTTTTCACAAACTTTTGCAAATGAAATCTTGGGTTTTAAAACCACAATATTATCAAACGTCAATACAAACTCCTTCAATTCGGGATATTGAGTTGGCACATCCACAAATACTAGCGGAATCTTCTTGTACCCACACACATTACGCACTATATCTACAAGGACTGTGCTATCTTTACCACCACTGAATGACACATAGACTCCATCTTGTCCAAACTCATCCACCCAGTCTCTTATTCTTCTGGCTGTCATCTTTATCTTCACAGAAAGCGGAGCAGCTTGCATTGAATATAAGTCTGACATTGTATGTTTATTCATATCATTCACTCCTACTTAAATGGTAAATCATCCTCTATGCCCTCTGGTATGCTCATAAAGTCGTTTCCAGAGCTTGGCTGATTGCTTGCATTTGCTGTATTGGACTGCTGACTATTGCTGTTATTCACATTCTTACTCTCGCAAAATTCCTGTTCCTCAACAACAACATCAGTCGTATAGACTTTATTGCCATCCTTGTTTGTGTAACTACCAGTCTGGATTCTACCAGTTATGGCAATCTTAGTACCCTGTTTAAGGTACTTCTCTGTAAACTCAGCGCTCTTGCCAAATGCAATGCAGTTGATAAAATCCGCTGTCTGCCCATCGCCCTGTTTCTTGAATTTACGATCTACAGCCAGTGTATATCTAGCTATACACATCTGCTCGCCATTCTGTGAATATCTGATTTCCGGATCACGGGTAAGCCTACCCATCAAAATTACTTTGTTCATACTATTTCTCTCCATTCTGTCTAATTGTAAAAGTTATTCCAACCTCTTTCTGTAATGTATCTATATAGTCCTGCCACTTCACATTTTCGTCAGCAAGACAAGAAGTTTTAAGCATAAAGCGCTCGATGAACCTACATAATCTATCATGGCCAAACCCAAATTCATCATGCAATGTTGCACATGATAATAAGACCACTGTATCTATCGTGTTCCATTTAACTTTCTGCTCATATTCACGCATCTTTGACGTTGGAATTTCAAGCGGAACAAAACATGCTCTACGTTTGGCCAGTTCCTTTTCCGCTTCCTCTATGCCCTCACGCTTGACTATTTCTAATAACCAAGCTGCACCGGACATTCTATATTCATGTACTTTTTCGTTGGCTTTCGCCATATCTTTCGTACTCCTTTCTGCTTAAAATGGGCATTCGTCCTTTGCTCTCAACCACCATTCTGATCCGGCTCTTGCAACGTCCACATTTGCGTTTTTAGCCACTTCACGTATTTCAGCAACCATTCTGTCAGCATTGCTTGTATCAATGCCCAAATGACACAATATGACGTTTTGTAGGTTATTTGTAGCATTTACCCCAACAAATTCCTTGCAAGTAGCTAATTCACAGTGGCCAAGTATCTTATGAGTGTAATTCGGAGCATCAGTATCAACCATATCTTTGATGTAATTACACTCAATCAACATATGGTCGATATTTTGTTTTCTAAATGTCACTGGACAATACTCAAAATCCGTCATGTACAACATTTTTTGCCCATCAACCTTGATCAAAAATCCGTAGTTTGAAGTGCCGTTGTGTGGGAGAGAAAAACAGCTAATCGTAAACTCTCCCATTTTTACAGCCTTACTAACAGATTCAAACGGTTTCCACACTGGTACACCCAGTTTTTTCAAATCAACTGCTGCCCTGATGTGATCTCCATGAGCATGACTTACAATGGCACCAGCAACATCTTTAATGTTGTAATCAAGACCTCTCTGTATATCTTTAATTGACACCCCACAATCAAGGATAAGTGTTTGATTACTTGCATTTGTGAGTAAATAGCAGTTGCCAATGCTGCCAGTAGAAATACATTTAAGTTTCATACTTATACCTCTACTTCATCATCCTGTGGAAAGTGATATAATCCACATATGCCCTCAATTTGAATTTGTGTTACATTATCTGGGAGATCTGAAAGTTTAGCACCTCTCTTTAATCTCTCATAACACAAGTATGCGTATCTTAGTTCTTCTATAGCCTTAAGTGCTTTTTCTTCTGTAGAATATTTACCCAGTATTTCAATTTCCTCACATCCAATCACTTGAATCGACACGGCATATTCAAACCTACGATCAAGAAATATCACACTATTTTCGTATGGATAATCTACCGTTCCATCTTGTGAAACTATTCTCAATTGAAAAACTCCTTTCTTACATTTACTCTACCTGAAAACACTTCTCCATTGCGATCTTTCCTCATATGTGCTCCTTACTTTGCAAACTCTGGTACTTCTTCATCATCAATAAATTCCTGTGAATTTGCATTTTCAACAATCTCAGCTTGTGCAACTTGATACACCTCGTCCATTTCAATCTGCGCCTGCCTTGCCATCGGATCATAATTCTTTGGGTACTTTCTTATTGCGTTGTTGCACATTTTTCTTTGAATCATGCTTTCCGGTGTATCAAGCCAAGCGCCACTGATAAACGGTCTCGCAAGCTCGCATTCCAGCATTTCATCTACGGTCTTACAAGTCCTTAAGGCATTAAGCACTTCATCTTTTTTTGCCTTAATCTCTGACTTTTGTTTTTCTGTAGCCTTATATCTGTCAGCACAAATCCCAAATGTGCTATTCATCATATTTTGCTTAACATGTGCAAGCAAATTAACCTTAAC